CAACAGAAGAAGCTGTTGATTTGGCTACAAATAAAGATGTTTTGCAAGAAATAACGCAAGAACAAGCCACACAGGTTTTTCAATCAATTGATACTTCAGATATAACAGAAGAAGAAAAAACTCAAATTATTGAAGCTGTTCAGGATGCCCCGGCAGAAGTCAGAGAAGCTTTTGAAGAAGAAATAAACATTTATGCAGATGGTTTTGATGATTATGTACCAACAGGGTCGGCAATTCCAGTTAAAGAAAGAAGGACTCTTCTTGCTATAGCAAGCATTGCCACCGCAGCAGCCGCAGCCCCCGTCAGAGGCCCAGAACCACGCTCAGGAGGTTCTGGCGGAGGTTTAAACTCCCCCAAGCCATCAGACAGCAATTCTGCTTTTAAAAAAGAAGAGGAGGGGGAAGAGGAGGATGAGGAGGCTCCCGAGATTGAGGGGCCAAATGGTGATGATGAAAGTTACACCACAAATAGTATTTATAAATACACGGAGGATGGAATGAAAAAATTCAGTATATGGAATTTTATTAAAAAGTTCAGCAAAGAAACCGCTGCTCTTGCATTTACAATATCTAGCACTATTATTGTTTTTGCAACACTTTCTGGGGATACTAGAAAGATTACCTTAATTGCAACATCTGTTGCTTTTTTGGTTCATTACATAAGCGTAATGCTTAGTAATGATGAATAGGAGAAATTATGTCTAATACAAGAAATGTGTTATTAAGAATTTTAGCTGTCTTTGGAGCGTCTGGATTAGGCGTTATCGGAGCCGGTGCCATTGCTGGTGTTGATCTTTGGAAAGCATGTTTGATGGCAGGAATTGGAGGGGTTGCCAAGGTCGTTGAGGGTTTGGCAAACGCTTTCTTAGATGATGGCAAACTTGATCAAAGTGAAATTCAAGCCATTTTTAGCAAAGCTAAGACTAACCATGCAGATTCTGAATAGGCTATAATGTCTATATATCATATAGGAGGTTTTTATGATTAAATTATCTGAACAAAACAAGGCTATTATTGCCTCTTACGCAAGAAGCGTTCTTGGCGCTGCTGTAGCTGTATATGCTTCAACTGGCGATCCCAAGGCTGCCCTTAATGCACTTTGGGCCGCTACCCTGCCAGTCTTGGTGAGATATGTAAATCCAAAAGATGTTGCTTTTGGTAAAGGGTCTAAGTGATGCCTCGTAAGTATCCTTATTACCCATCATTTGACGGCAAAAAAGCTGGCGCGGGAACCGAGTGGTTTGTTGCCGCATGTGGTCGCAGATGGAAAGCAACCAATATGGGCATCTACTCGGCCCGTCTTATGAGGAATAAGCATACAGAAGGAAAGAAAATTGGTGACCCGGGCATGGAGAAGTACCTGTCGGTTCATGCCACTGGGGCAGCTGCGGACATCGGATACACAGACCGCAAGGTTGGCGTTGAGATGTGGGATTGGTTCCTGAAGTATGCAAAGGAGCTCGGCATTGTTGAGATTCATGACTACGCATACGATGCCGACAAATCTGACAAAAAGGTTGGTTATGGAAGAGGTTTTCGTTGCTCGCGTGGGGAGGGGGCCAAGGGCGTAAAAGTTTATAACGAAAAAGATAATGCTGGCTCATTTGGTGGCAAGTGGATTCACATTGAACTTGAACAAGAATTTGCCAAGGACGCTGCAAAAATGGAAGCAGCGTGGAAAGCATTACCAAAGCCCGGTCAGTAACGAGGTCGGTATGTCTAGAACAAAAGATTGTGGATGTGGCTGTGAATGCACCGAGTGCTGCGAATGTGGCTGTGAGGAGTGCGATTGCTAGATGGCGGCGGAAAAAAATATTGCAATACATCGAGGCGACACTTATGTTCATGAGGTTCGTTTAAAAGATTCGGCAAATGCCAATATTAATATTTCGGCAATGTCTTTTGTCGCATCTATGAAAACATCTGTCCATGCCACCTCAAATACAGCAATTTTTGATGTGTCTAAAACAGATAATGCAAACGGCACCCTTACTTTTACAATGACATCAGCAAACTCTGCAAATATTAGGCCAGGTATTTATGTTTATGATTTACAACAAACCAATGGAAGCGTGGTCACCACCTTGTTGCAAGGGAAGGTGACGGTTAGCCCGGATGTTTCGTAATGTCTGCGGAAATAACAAATTTAACTGTCAAAACTGGGGACATCACACAACTTACTGTTTCTAATAGCGATGTAACATCAATAACAATCCAAACAAATGATGTAAGTGTTATTAACACCGTTCCTGCTACAATTAACTTGGCAAATGCATCATATGCGACAACAGCCCCAGAAGATATTGCGAGAGTGGCATCTGTTGGGGTTTTAAATATTGCTGCGAGGACTGACCATGTTCATTCCATCGCAAATACATTACTAGATGGAGGAAATTACTAATATGGCAAATACCATTAGAATTAAAAGAAGGTCTTCTGGAGCATCGGGTGCGCCATCTTCTTTAGAAAATGCAGAAATTGCATATAATGAAGTTAATGATGTTCTTTATTATGGCAAAGGCACAGGAGGCGCAGGCGGGGCTGCTACAAGCGTAGAAGCAATTGGTGGTGCTGGTGCATACCTTACTTTGTCCAGTGTTCAAACTGTAACTGGCAATAAAACATTTACTGGAATCACTATTGTTCCTACGCCAACTGCTGATACACACGCCACTACAAAACTTTATGTTGATAACGCTATTACTAATGCAACAGTTGTAATAAGTGGAACAGCAAATCAAATTGCAGTTGCTGGGAATACAATATCATTAGCTCCCAATATTACAACTCCTGGTGATTTGACCGTTACCGGTGATTTGGTTGTTCAAGGCAATACAACAACACTAAATACTGCAACACTTACTGTTGAGGATAAAAATGTTGTTCTTGCCAATGTTGCAGCGCCAGATGATACAACAGCAGATGGTGCTGGCATCACCGTTCTGGGTGCCTCCAACAAAACTTTTAACTGGGTTGATTCTACAGATGCCTGGACATCCTCAGAGCATTTAAATCTTGCAAGTGGAAAGGCTTTTTATATCAATGGTACATCTGTCCTAAGTAGCTCAACACTGGGTTCGGGGATAACGGGTTCAAGTCTTACCTCTTTAGGCACAATTGCAACGGGAACTTGGCAAGCAACTGCCATTGCTGTTGCCCATGGCGGAACAGGAGCCACTGATACAGCAACAGCGAGAACCAACCTTGGTCTTGTAATTGGAACTGATGTTCAAGCGCATAGTGCTCAGCTGGCTAATTTAGCAGCCAATACTGCTACAATTGATGGTGGCACATTCTGATAGGAGGCCGAGGTGCCCAATACTATAAAGCTTAAAAATAGTGGCACATCTTCAAATGTTCCAGCCTCGCTAGAACATGGCGAACTTGCTATTAATTATGCAGATGGAAAAATTTTTTATAAAAACTCTTCCAATGCTGTAGTGGAATTTTCTTCTTCTGGCGGTGGTAATTCCTCTCAGGAAAATCGGAATATCTTAATTAGACTATATATGGAGGTTTTGTAGTGGCTTTAACACAAAAAAGACTCTCTGGGGCTTCAAGCCCAACTCAGTTAACAACAGCCTCTTCCGTAATTTATACTGTTCCCCAAAGCACAACATCAATTATTAAACAAATTATTTTAACAAACACAACCAATAGTGCAAAAACAGTTACCGTTCGTTTAAAACCAGCAAATGTTGCTGAAGCCAATACTCATGATATATTGAGTGCACTGTCTGTTGCTGCAAATGAAACCGTCACTTTTAACTGCTCAATGGTTTTGAATAACAATGGATCAACGGCAAATAATACAAACTCTGATCAAATAACTGCACTGTGCAGTTCAAATACCGCAATCAATATTGCTGTATTTGGAATTGAGGAAACATAATGACAGGTTTTATAAAATATCCAGCAGCCAATGCTTTTGCATCATTCATTGATGCTCCAGACCCTATCTATGGGTCTGGTTCTGATGGTTCTGTAACAATTTCTACAAATACTACTTTGACATCCGATATGTATTATTTTAATTTAGAAATTCAAGCAAATATACAATTAATAACAAATGGATATCGTGTGTTTGTTAAAAATCTTTTAACATTACGTAACGGTGCTGTGATCGGGTTTGCAACAGGGTCTAGTGCAAATGGAAGTATTGCTGGCGGTGGAGCCACCGCTGGGGGAAACATTATAAATGCACTTGGAGGAAATAGTGCAACAGCAAATGCCACTGCACCTACCACAAGCGCTGGGGGAACAGGGGATAAAACAACTCAGAGTGGGTACTGGTATCAGCCGGTTCAGGCAGTTCGCGGGTACTCAGTAACCGCCTCTCAAATAAATCCATTATTCTTGAGAGGCGGGGCAGGCGGTGCTTCTGGGGCAGGTGGTGGCGTTGTAATATTAAGTGCTAGATATATATCAACGGATGCAACCACTGTCAATGCTTCAATTAACGCACCAGGGACTGCCGGTTCTGGAGGAGGAGGCGGTGGAGTTGTAATAATAATATCAGCTCAGGCAACGCTCCCTGCTAATGTAAGCACAAATGTTGTTGGTGGTACTGGGTGCCAAAACGGAACAGTAATCTACTCGCAGTTGGTTTAATATGCCAGGAATAGATAAATATAATTCGCCAGCAAAAGTCCAAAGAATAGGCAATGATTCAGTATACGGTGTCGGAACAGATGGCGATGTTGTTATTGTAGCCAATATTTCTCTTAGCAGAGACATGTATTATAATAACTTAACAATTAATTCTAATTGCCATTTAAACACAAACGGTTTTAAAGTATTTGTTAAAGGAACTTTGACATTAGATGGAAATCTTGGCGTTGCTTCTGGTACAACAGTTTCAACTGCAACTCTAAGAGGAACAGCCCCCATTGCCTCTAATACTATAGGATCTCTTGGCGGTAATGCTGCGGGATCGACATATATTGCCTCACAAGCACCATCTTATGTTCTTAACGCTTTAGAAAATATTATATTTGGTGGTTATGTAGATTCTAATAGTGCTTTTATTGCTTTTTCTGGCGGTGCTGGTGGAGAAGATGGTGTTGAGGGAGGGCTAACGCTTGCTGCAGACGGTACCGGCGCAGGAGGTGCTCCAACATCTTGGCCAGGACAACCTGGCTCTTTACCAGGCCGAAATATTGGTGCTGCCGGTGGCCCTGGAACACAGGGTGCCAGCGGATCAAACGGAGTTAAAGGAACTGATGTTCCAGCTGCAATCAAGGGTGATGGTGGAATTGGTGGTGCAGTTGTTTTAATCTGTGCCAAATCAATTACTGGTTCTGGTGTTATTAAAGCTCAAGGATCAAACGCAACGGTTGGCGGAAGCATTGCAGTTGGCTCTGGTGCTACATTAGGTAATGTTGGTAATACTGGAACGACCGCCCCCGCTGCGTCAATTGCTCACTATACACAAAATCATGCTCATTATATTTCTGGCGATGGAACGCATGGACCAACCATAAGCATTGGTTCAAGTGGGGCCTATCCATTGGGCTTACCTCATAGCGGTCATACCCCTGCAACATATGCCCCTCATGCTCACGGAACATGGGCCTATACCGTACACGATGCGACACCGGTTCATCCTCACAATCACCACCACGGGAGCAATCCACATCATGGCGTTGCGTCAACAGGTCATGCACCAGTTGGTGCTGACGCTAGTTTTTTTCATCAAAATGGCATTGATCACACAGCAGGAGGTCAATTAGGTCATAGTGGTGCTGTAGCACATAATGTTAATACAACAACCGGTCCTCTTGGGCATAATCATTACCATGAAGCAGATGCACATCACGTTGTAGGGGCCAAAGGTTCTCACATTACACATGCTTCTAGAGCAAGGCATGATTTGCACGGCCAACATCATCAAGGAAGAGCAAGAATCGGCGGTCCAACGGCTCATGTTGGTCATAGAACATATCCTGGTGGTGTGGGTGGTCCTGGTGGTAGCGCAGGATCTAGTGGCACAAATGGGTCCACTACGGCTGGTACAAATGGTAAATCAGGTGGAGGCGGTGGTATAATCATAGTTACAGACAGCGCTACGCCCATTTCGGCTACTACAAATGTCAGTGGAGGTTCTGTTGGTGGTGTTTCCGCCAACGGTGGATCTGTTATAACAATTATCAATTCTTAGGAGGAAAATGATTAATTTTTCACTTTCAAATGAACAAAAAAAAGCTGCATTGAGCGCAGCAAAAAATGGTTTTGAATCTACAATATATTCTTCAATGGTTATACTTGGTTTAGATCCTGATACTTATGATTTCTCTAAAATCGAAGATTTTAAAGATTGGGAAACCCCAAGTGTACAAGCGAATCTATATGATGCGTACAAAAAATATCAAGAAATTAACAATAAACTGAACTCTCTTTAATATGAAAAGAGTTGTGTTTTGCCCTTCAGAAAATCTAATTGATGAGGCTTCAGTTTTATCTAAAAAAAATAATTTACCAATTAATATTGGTTTATGTAAAGATATTGAAAAAGCTAAAAGTAATTTTGATAAAGTAGAAATTATTGAAGTTCCCGAGTTTAGAAATTGTTCTTATTTTCAAAATATAAAACAATATTTTCATCAAAATATTCTGTATCATAATGATTATATTATTTTTAATAAAAATATTCAATTATTAGTTAATGATAATATACATGAACCCTTTCTATTAGAAAAACATCGTGCAAAATTCTGTATCTATTCATCGGAAATTGGCAAAAAATCTTGTAAAATTGTAATTGACAATCAAGAGTTAGAAAGCTTTGAATACTGTGTTAATTGAAAAATATGAAGAGATGCCGTGCGTTTTTGTCTATAAAAATTATTTTGATGTATCAGATTTTATAGAAAATTTAGAAAAAGAAACGGAAAAATCATGGCCGTATATTTCTTGGAATAGATCTGTTACTGGTGATATTGGCAATACTGCTGAGTCAGAATATAGAAGCTCCATGGAAGCCGATGTTTGGCCACTGCTTGATGATACTGTTGTTGATGATATTAAAGATTTAGCAAAACAATACAAAGAAATATTTTTCAATATTGATGAATGTATATGGGATTATAGACGTTGCTTTGATTTACATCTACAGTCAATTCAGGGAATGCAATTGCTAAAATATCAGAATAATTCGCAATATCACGCACACCATGACCACTCTCCAGACACAAGCAGAGTTTTGAGTTTAGTTGGATGTTTTGGAGAATCTTTTGAAGGTGGAGAACTTGAATTTCCTTATTTCAAAAAAACAATAAAACTCAACACAAATGAACTTGTTTTGTTTCCGTCTAATTTCCCTTACACCCATATAGCACACCCAGTAACATCTGGTGTAAAATATAGCTTAGTGATGTGGTTTATATGAAAAATATTAATGAAATTAATCCATTCGAGTATGATTTTTTCCATCTAGCAAATCTAAGTGGAGATGTTAAAGCATTTGCAAAAACAACGGGTGGACTGATTGAAGCACCTGATGTTGACTATTATCAAACAGATAATGGTGTTTTGCTTTGCTTTAAAGAAAAATCACCTATGCATGGATATCATGATTATCAAATTGTTGGTGATAATGGTGATTATATTATGCAAATGCTTGCATATGAGAATTTTCAAGATATTGCTCAAGGATCAACAACACATCCTTTTTCATTTTATAATTTTTGGAATTCAATTGAATTGCCGTCTGCTGGCACACCACCATCAACATACGGCGGAACTGGTTCATTATCAAATGGAGTAGAATTTGTTAGATGTGACTATAACAAATTTGGTCCGGTTCCTTTTTATCCAAGAACAACTAGATATGACATTATTTCTATGAAGGTAGTTCTTTCAGCAAGCGGTATAGGTCATATCTTTCGTGCCGATACAAAAGATCAAGATTTCAAAGATAAAAGTACTCAAATTGTAAATACATATTCAAGAACATTTTCTGGTATTTTAAAACAAATTTTTGAATGGTCAGAGGTTTCAAAGTCTCCATTTTCCAGTGAAGAGGGTCCTGCCGTAAAAGCAATGGCATTTATAAATGCACTTGGTATAAATGATATTTTAAGTGAAATAAATTCCTTGGAAACAGATATGAGAGTTGCCAGATATATACAGGGTAATAATGAAATATATCAAGAAATTGAAGAAAAAAATATATTTCCAGAATCATTAGAAAATTATTTTTTATCTCATATTAGATATAAAACACTTAATTCTTTACTTAAGAATAGTAAAAAATCTTTTACGATTGATAATTCTATTTTGTACAAAGAAAAGTCATTTTTAGAGTCTTCTGTTTATACATTGTGTATTGTAAATAATATTGATCTAGACACTAATTCAATGGATGATATAGAACTATTAGTAATAAATAATAAATTAATAACTAATTTTGATACAAATATTATAGAGAAAATAATTAAATATAAATTTATATGAAAAAAATTGCCATTATTGGAGGCGGCACTGCTGGGCTAATTTCAGCCTTGATCCTAAGAAAAGTTTTCCCTAAATTTAAAATTACTTGTGTATCTTCTTCTAAGATTGGCATTATTGGTGTTGGCGAAGGCTCAACCGAGCACTGGCGAAGTTTCATGGAAATGTGTGAAATTCCATTAGCAGACATGTTAGTGCAGTCTAGAGCTACGCATAAATATGGAATTCGTTTTGAAAACTGGACCAACCGTACCCCGGATTATTTCCATAGCGTTGCACATGCTGCAACAGAGGAACCTATTGGTTATTTTGCTCTCTATAATGGCCTTATTAAGAACAATAAAACCCTCACAGAAAATATTACATCAAGAGCTTTAATTGAAAATAAAGTTAATGCTAATTATCCACATCAGTCAGTTAATCAGTTTCATTTTGATACTTTCAAATTAAATCAATATTTTACAAATATTTGTATATTTAGAAATATTAAAATGATTGATTCTGAAATTGAAAATATAAATTTAAATTGTGAAAATGGTTATATACAATCCGTTTCTCTTGGCAATGGCGATATTGTTGATGCAGATTTCTGGATTGATGCTACTGGGTTTAAAAGAATTTTGATGTCCAAACTTGGAAATACAAAATGGAACTCTTATAAGAAATATATGCAAATGGATTCTGCTATTGCATTCCCTACTGAATCTGATCCTTCTGGTCAAATACGTCCTTATACAAGGGCTAGGGCTATGCCAAATGGCTGGGTATGGGAAATACCGACACAGGACAGAAGAGGTAATGGATATGTTTATTCATCTCTTCACTGCACCGATGATCAAGCAATCCAGGAAGTTTCCAAACTTCTTGAAAGACAAGTTGAACCAGCGAGAGCCTTTAGATTTGATCCAGGGCATCTTGAAAAATTTTGGGTGAAGAACTGCGTAGCTGTTGGCTTAGCGGCAGCTTTTGTGGAGCCTCTAGAGGCCACAAGTATTGGTTCAACAATTCAACAAATTAGATGTTTAACTCAAAATTTGGGTAATTATGATATTAACTCTAAAAAGTTACAAGATTCATATAATAAAAAAATGAATAAAATGATGGAAAATATATGTGCAATGATATGTTTACATTACATTTCCGATAGAGTGGATTCACAAATGTGGAGAGATCAAAAACATATGGAAAAACCAGATTATCTTGTTGAACTATTAGAACTTTGGCAGGAGCGTCCGCCATTTTTATATGATATTAGTAATAATAATTATGAAATGTTTTTAGTTCCTCATTTTTATCATGTGGCACAGGGGCAGGGTCTTCTTTCCGCACAGAGGGCATTTGAAATGATATACTCATACGATGTCGAAGAGCAGGTAAACTATCTTGTCTCCGAGGCGAAGCTAAATCAGACAGGACATGCAACAGTTGATCATGCCGAAGCGCTCAGACAAATTCAAATATAAAATTTTATATTATAAAAAAGATTTACCAACCCCAAAAAGGGGAGAAGTATTAATCGTTCCACAAGACAATCGCTTAATGGACATACCACCATTTCTTCCATCCGAGCAACTTCCATCTTGGTGGAAAGATTTACCAAAGATGAAAGGTTCTCTTAGGAGATGCCAAGGAACCTACGATTATATTACAAATGGTTTTGTAATTCCCCTTTGGACAGATGTTACAGTAAGACCATCTATTAATGGTAAAACATTTGAATTAAAATTAGGACAATTGGACGGGCACTTTGGTTCTTTTGAAGTTTCTGGCTTTGAGAGTCACAGCGTTCATGGTTGTCCTATAACAAATATAAAAGCAATACCAACTGGACAATTTCCTAAACTTGTTTCTCCTTGGAGATTTAGAACACCAAAAGGTGTTTCTTTAATGGTGCTACCAATTCTGCATGAACCCAATCCAAACTATACTGTTGTACCAGGTATTGTCCACACAGATTTTTATAATCAAATACACGTTGTATTAAATATAACTACTGACAAAGAGTTTACAATACCTGCAGGTACTCCAATACAGTTTATGGTGCCAATTATAAGAAAAAATAATTTTAAAAGAATTTTATGGGGCAATGAATCAATGTTTAGATTTATTGTTAATTCTGGCCTCGGAGAGGGCGGCCTGGTTTCCCCAGACAGAAACCAAATTTATAGAAAAAAACAGAGGGAAGCCGATTTAGAGGCGCAAAAAGAAAAAAAATGGTTCAACTTTTTCAAAAAATAATATTTGCTATTAAAACAATGTCCGATAAATCTTAGTAGATTTCTAGATTTCCTCATTAAATCTATATGCTGTATAATTAAAGCATAATGGATGAAGTCAAAATAAACACATCTAAAACCATAACTCTGACTCTTCCGGCGGACCCTGCCAACAATGCCGTATCTGTTTCTCTCTATCATGAGTTTGGTGATCTTATATCTGGTCCTACAAATGCCACAAGAGCCTCTGCTGGCATTTATAACATCACATACGGTCAACAAGCCTCTGGTCTGTATATTTTAAAATCGGCGGGTAAGCACAGAGCAGATTTTTCATACACTGTAGCCAATACGGCCTACACGCAATCTATAATTTTTAATGTCTATGTTCCTTATGTGACATACGAAGAGTTCTTTGCGGAATACCCGGAACTTGAACCACAGAATAGCAATAAATTTGAAAAAATTGAAAAAAGAATTAAAAATATTATTAACGCTTTTACAGGTCAAAATTTTGAACCTTATTACAATCAAACAGTTGAAATCGAGGGTAATGGTTATAAACAACTACATCTACCATTACCAATCTTTAATTTAAAAACAGTGAAGATTGATGTTGGGACATCTGAAGAACAGAATTTGCATGACTCAACTCAGGTAACTTTAGATAATATGGAAAAAGTAAAATATCAACCGTTTAATTTTAATTCATCATTTTATATTAAATGGAAAAATTCCTTACTGGAAAGCACAACCATAACAATGCTAAGCAACCGTTTTAAAAAGACATCCCAATATTCAATCTTGGGCGATTACGGGTGGCAGTATGTTCCAGAAAATATAAAACAAGCGGCCATTCTTTTAATCGCTGACGCGATGAATGATGACTCAGCCTACAGAAGACATGGGATTTACTCAGTAGATCTTGATGTCGTAAAGTTTAGCATGAAAGATAATTTTTATGAGTCAACCGGTAATATTGAAGTTGATACGTTGTTGATGGATTACACTCTTTTCATTATGGATTATGTTGTGTAATGACTGTCGCTGGCTTTATTCGGTATAATCAAACCGCCGATGTTCACTTAAAAACAACCACGACCAACGATGCTGGTCAAAAGTATTATACTTTCACATATAACAAAACAGTCCCGGTTATTGCCGTCTCGCCAGAAGATCAGTTCTCTGCTGGTGCCAAGGTTAGAACCGCACCGTATCAAGACTTTATTCCTGTTCTGCAAATCATTGTCCCTGGTCAGTACTCTAATACTGTCATAACTACATCTAGAATATACAATTTAAAAGATAGATATGGCAATGTATTGGAAGCAGGACCATTTGAAGTTATTACCATACAGCCAAAATTTGGTTGGAACGGCAAAAAACATCACATTATTGCAAGCCTTAGAACTGTTGTGGAACAATCATGATGCAGTTTAAAATTAATTCTGACCTCCCCCAGTTTTACGATAAGCTTCAAATGACAAAAATCAATATACAACAATCTTTTGTTTCCGCTGGTGAGGCCACCAGAGAATATTTTTATAATTCAATTGTTTATGGTCATGAAGACGCATTTGATAATGCGGATATTGAAATTGTTGCAATGGACAACTCCGTAACATTAGATATCGCTGGTGTTGATGAAAATGTATTATTGTACAAATACGGGATTACATTAGAACAAATAACACAAGATTTGAACACATATCTCCTAGAGAAATTACAAGATCAAATTGCTGGAGTTTTTAGATGAGTATAAGTGTTTATGATGTTAATACATTTTTAAAAAATGATTCAACTCTGGCAAATGTCGCTGGAAAAACAATGAATTTTTTCCCCGTGGTGGCAACGGACGGAGAACCAGCGCCCTATGTTGTTTATTTTTATCACCCAACTGTCTCAAATGTTGAGACATTTTGGGAAAGAGCCGATTATGTAAGATATTCTGTTTTTGATACAGACATGAATAGGCTTTTTCAAATATCTAACCGGGTGATCAATTTATTAAGTGTTGGAGATGGGGTGAATGGTCAAAATGGCATAACCAGCAACAATTACAGGATTCTCTCAAGTTATCAAACCGGAGCGGGTCTAGTTGCCCCTTTAGAAATAAATGGCGTGTATAGAATGAATTTAGATTTCAAAATGGTAATTGTGGTAAAATAAGTATGGTATTATAAGACTGTATGGACTATACTACTATTACATACATTGGGAAAACCCCAGGATATGTTGTCAAAATAGAAAATAAGGTTTATGATTTTGAGTGGAATAAATCTCTAGGAATCGGTAAAAGGATTGGAGAAGTTCACCCAAACCATATAAAAAAGATCGCTAAATGGCGTGACAAAAGAGGAAAAAAAATTTTTATCCTCGAATAATTAGGAGGAATTATGGCAGTTAATGTGTCAAATATCGTGGTCGGTGAGGCCACACTCAAGCTTGGCGATTCCGCCAACGCAACTACAATTGGAGCAATGGACGCCTTCAGTGACCTCGGCGCTACGCAGAATGGTGTTGAGATTTCATGGGAGCCGGACATGGTGGATATTGAAATTGATCAGTATGGCGATGCCGCCAGAATTGTGCAATCAAAGGTGAAGGTGATGGTTAAGACCACCATGGCAGAGGCAACTCTGAACAACCTTGCTATCGCATGGAACTACGACCAGAACACTGGTGGTGATACGATTATCAACAACAACGATGGTGCAAATACAAGAACATTCAAGTTCGGTGCTCAGTCGGTGTTCCCGTATGAGAAGGGTCTGGTTGTCGCAGGCACAGCCCCGGGCTCAGCCGCTGGTGCAGTCAAGACTCGTAAGTTCTATACCAAGAGAGCAATCTCGATGGAAGCATCAAATATCACGATGAAGAGGGCTGAGGCTTCGGTTTTTGCTGTTGGTTTCCGCATCCTTCCAAAGACGGAAGATGTTGGATACGAGTACGGCAAGATCGTGGATCAAACATCCTGATTCGTTAAAAAACCCAAACTATCGCGCAAAACCCCTAGGTTGGTATGGTATACTGAAAACCTAGGGGTTTTGTGTCCCCTTTTACATAAGGAGAATAAATGGCAACAGAAAAGAATAAAGATTTGTTTTTGGGTAAAGAAATTGTTTTTGCCGATGGCAAGAAAAGAACAGTCCGCCCTCTTACAATCCGCAATCTTAGAAAGTTCATGAAAATTGTTAAGGATCTGAAGACAGAGGACAACCTTAATGATGAAGATATTGATGTGATGGTGGAAGCAGCCTCAGTTGCTCTTCTTGCTGTTGATCCCGATCTTGCTGAGGACAAGGATGCGCTTGAAGACGCACTTGATCTTCGCTGTTTCGGTGAATTAATGTCTGCTGCAATGGGGTCCGACCCTTCCTAACCGGCGAGGACGGTAGTGGAACCCCCCTAGAATGGGGAGACATACCGATCCTCAAGTATGAATCAGAAATATTTATAAAAACTGGCGCGTGGAAAAGTCTTCAAGAATTAGAGGCAAATTTAACTCTTGAAGAACTATTCCTCTTATATCGCGCTTGTAATAATGAAATGAATAATCAAATAAAAGTTGCTGCCTTGGCACAGGGCGCAGATGTTGACTTTAATGATGATTGGTTTGACCCAGAACCACCCAAGGTTATTACAAAAGATGCAGCTGTTGCATTGCCATTTGGTCTTGGATTTGAGACTAATTAATATTGCTTTTATTAAATAAATATGTAATAATATCAACAGATAGTTATGGCTGATCAATCAGGTAGAGTTAGGGTAGAAGCGACTGTCAATGACGCTCTTACAACCGCTCTGGGCAACATGTCCAGAGAAGTACAACAGGTTGTTCATTCGCTATCTGTATTTGGCTCAAGGTCTTTAAAAACAGCAAACTCAGCGCAGGCTTTAGAAAAAGCGCTTAGATCAACATCGGCTACAAATAGCCACCTTGCACAGAGCACATTGATTGCCTCGCAGCATCAAGTTGTGCTTGCTGGACACTTTCGCAATACAAAAAAAGTTGCAGAAGAGCTTGAAAGACAAATTCGTTCCGGCTCGTTATCCAGTGCCGCCCAGGCTAGATCTGTTAATAATGTTGTTGTTGCTTTAAGGGCACAACAGGCTGTTGAAAAAGATTTAAGCAAACTTGTAAGAACTCAAGATATTAGGGCTCAAGCGAGAGCCTATAACAGTCTGGCGACCCAAGTTTCTTATGCTGGCAACCGGATTACAATGGGACTTACCGCCCCGATTGCCTTCTGGCTTAGAAATTCTTTTGCCAATTATAGAAGGCTTGAAACAGAAACCATTAGAACTACAAAGCTTATTAGTGACTCATATGAAGATATTGCCGAAGCGTCTAAAAGAACAGGCGTTGAGGTTATTGAAAATGGCAATGCTTTTATTGATAATGGTCGCAAAGTCATGTCCCTTCAAGGAGCAATATCTAGTCTTGGCAAAGAACTTGACGCAATAAGTTTGAAATATGGTGTCGCAAGAGAGTTAACCCAGGGTCTTGCTGGTGACTACGCAGAGTTGGGTATTGAATCAATTGATGCCCTTGCTGGGTTGGTTGATATCACTGCTGCCGTAGAAAAGCTTGGTAATGTTGATATTTCACAATCACAAGAATTCATAAAATCTTTGTATCAAAATATTTTGCGTGTTAGAAGAGATCAGGGTTTGCTGGTTCAGAGCAATGAGGATTATCTTGATGTAATTGCACAATTAAATGGTCAGTTGGCAATGTTCAACATGGTTGAAAACAAAACTGCCCTATCTCTTAAAGAAATTGCAAAGGGCTTTCCAGAACTAACGGCTGCTTCAACATCTTTTGGTTTGTCAATGACCGAGGCTGCTGCTCTTCTGGTGCCGATGGTCTCTGCTGGTTTTCAATTGGGTGCTTCCGCTAACTCCGTAAAAGTTTCTCTACAAAGATTGATTGCTGCGACCAAGCAAAACAGTGAAATGATTGATACCCTAAAAGCAAGTTATAAAGATTTTAATGTTGAGTCTGGTGTTGGAGTTCAGAGTCTACAGAGATTAGCAGACAGCTTTAATGCGATGAAGAGAGGCTCTTTGGGTGCCCAAGGAACTCTTGAATTTTTTGCAAGGCTTTTCGGTGTTCGTCAAGGACCAAGAATGGAAGTTGCTATTCAAAACCTTGCTCAATTCCAAGATCAAATGACAAGCGGACTGAAGGCAATTGCTATCAATCAAAAAGAAGCCATAACAACAGAGGGAGAACTCAGTAATCTGTTGCAAACCTATGTCCAAAGCAGAGCTGCAGCAGCAGGCCTTGGAGATAAATATTCTAAAATGCAAATCGATAAATTTGAAGATTTGTCTAATGTTGTAAGACTTTCACAATCTGGCGACAAGCAAATTGCAGATTCATTTACCAAAGCTAGAGGTGACTTTGCTCGCTATTTAGTTGAGCAGCAAAAAGCAGGTAATGACCAAATTGGTAAAATTCAAACAGAATCCGGTAGAGTGTTGTTTACCGCTGTTCAAGGCGGTGGCGAGGGAACAACGGCTGCTGCTAAGTATGAAGAAGAAATAAAAAGATCTCTTAATTCTGCCGAAGTAAGATACCAAAGAGCAAGAGAATCTTTGAAAGCACTAAGCCGAGAAATTGTTCCTGTGCTTAATGATATATTAGGGTTTATAGTTCCAATTTTACAAAAACTAGCAGAGTTCGTTCGTGGACTTGACCCAACATTCAAAAAAGTTATGGGTATAACAATACTTTTTGTTGCAATGTTGGGTCCAATTGTTCGCTTGGTAGGTGCATTTTTCCAATTAAAGTCTGCGTTCTTTTCAATGAAAACATTTAGTTTAAACCCTTTTTCAAAACTTAAAAGGGAATTAATCCCCGTTAGGGAAGAGTTGCTAACATCTTCTGATCTTTTATATAAATTTAGAAATAGACTGACACAGATTGGAAATAATTTTTACCTTAAAGCAACAAAAAGAGAATTTCAAGAATTGCAAAAAGCAATCCGACTTGCAGATGGTTCGGCTAGACAGAGAAAGGAATCTGACAGAATACTGCGTAAACTGAATATTGATAAAACACAACAACCAGATTTTTCTGGCCTGATGCCAGATGCAAGAATGCAGATAGAAGCAGCCCTTGCGCAGATGTCCCCATCTCAACAATTACTTGGGCTTGGCGGTTTTTATAAAACGATTGTAGATAGTGCCGGGAATGCAATGGCATCAATGATGCCAGAGGCTGTTGCTATTGGTCGGGGAATGGCTGAGGAGTTCTTTAATGTGTTGAGAGCATACGGCTTTGACCCGTCCACCGTGGTCCCCGCTCCAAGACCTCCTGGAGGCAGAGGTTCTGGTGGAGGCGGTGGGGGCGGCAGGCCCCCGGTACCGATGAAGCCACCGATTGGGGGCGGCTCAGGAGGGGGTGCCAGCACACCAACCCCACCAACCCCACCAACACCTGCACCAACCCCACCAACACCTGCACCAACACCAGCAGCACCTGCACCAACCCCTGCTCCAAGCGGTGCACCAAAAACTGGAACAAAACCAAGAGCGCCGAAGATTCCCAAGACACTTCTTTCTGCTGAAGACATATACAACATAGCTGTGGCTCCTACAGAAGATGCTTTGAAAGCGCTCAGTTCAGATCAGGTAATAATGGTCGCAAAAATACGCGAACTCAAGGGGTTAAACTTAGGAAAGAAATTTAATATTACAAAAATTATGAATGATTTTAAAAATCGCACAACAGCTCTTAATATTTCATTAGAAGATTTTATAAAAGATATTTATAACAAAACAAAGTCAGTTGCTTCTAAGCCAGGTGCTCCTAGAGGTCCAAGCAAGTCTACAGCAGCAGTTACTACAGCGACGGGTCATGTTGCTGAAGCAACCGATACTGCTCTATCTGAGACGATAGAAACAACTGGAGAGAAAGTTGCGGCTGAAGCAGGCGAAGCTAAGCCAGCAAAAAAGACTCGTAAAACCACAACGACAACAGAGGATGCAGGCGCAAGAGTTGCTGAAGCCACCGATGAAACATTAGCAAAGACGATTGCCAAAGAAGCTGAAGATATTGTTGGTGAAGTTAAATCTATTGTCACCAAACCTTCTAAAAAACTTAAAGAACAATCATCAGACCTCAGCTCTAGAGCCACTAAAGCTTTGGATGATCTGTACCAAAAAATTTCTGAAACTTTATCAGCAAATGCGGTTTCTCTCGTTGGTCGGGGGGCAAAAGATTTATTAAAAATTGCAAATGACCTCGCAGACATTGAGACCAGTGTGCTAGATGCTCAGTCGGTTGTTAAAGCCGAGTATGTGAGTGTTACCTCAGAAATTGCAAGATCGCTTGTCAGGGCTATTGTTGAATTAATGCAGCAAGTTAAAGCTAGTACAATAAACGCTCCTGAAGGGTTTAAAGCGATGATGAATAGACTGCGTAATGCTAAAGCTCTAACGGATGACCCAAAGGGTGGTTTTGAAGCAATTTTAGCAGACATATCTCAAAAATTTGGTGGCCTAGGTCTTGATTCTATAAAAGAATTAGCAGATATGGTAAAGATTTCTATACCTGGTGATTTTGCCCCAGTAGTCAAAGGCGTATTCAAAGAAATAAAAGGTTTTGAAGATCAAGTTTTAAAAATTGCTGACATTTTAAAACAATTAACAAGATTACTGCAAATTTCTAAAAGACACACCTCGGCAGTTATGGGTGTTTCTGGTGGCGGTGTAATAAGTGAAAAAGCTGCAACAAATACAGCAATGGCTTTGATTGGAGAAGAGCTTGAGGCATCAGACATAGCAGGAACTGCCGGTCCAAAAATTTCAGACACCAAGGGTGGCGTGAGCAAAGAAACAAAACCATCTCTTGCAATGACATTACAAGATCGTCTTAGAGGTGTTGAAAAATTACAAGAACGATTGAAAGATTTTGATCAACAAATTCAAGAGAAGGTCCAAAGTATTTTAACACTTGAAAGTAACAGAGACGAAGCAATAGCAAATAAAATTGCAGAATTAACAACAAAAGCAGTTTCTGAATACGACTCGCTTGTTGCACAACAGCCACAAATTAAAAATGAAATTTCTCAAATTGAAGCAGAACAGGCATTGATTTCACAACAAATAAGTGAAGCAATCAGATCTGGAAATAATGAAGAAATGAACAAACTTAAATCATTGTTTGAAGCAAAAAGTCAAGTTAGAAGGTCTTTGATTGGACAACTTTCTCCAACAATGAGAGCAGAAGAATCAATTCAAGCCGAGGCGGTCGCTATTGTTGATAAGACAATAGCCGAAGAGAAAAAAATACAAAAAGATTTAAAAGACCAGAAAATAAAAGTTCGCTCTGATTTGATTTCTCATCAGAGAGAAATTCAATCATTAACAGAAAAATTAAGAACCAAGTTTGGCGGAGACGACGCTTCTGTCATTGTTTCTTTGCGCGAGGCGATGTCGCCAGAAGGCTTGATAGCCGAAAGAGAGGCAATGGCTCAAAGAAACAAAGAGCAGATTGAGCAATACCGGAAAATTGCACGCGCTCGGTTTCGTGGTCGTCAGCCCCGAGACAAAGGTTTTATGGGGGGAGATCTTCGGGCAAGGCTCGGCTCTCTGGAAACTTTAACCCCAGAAGAAATGAAAATTGTTAAGGAGGGTTTGGTTCAAGATGCTAAAGGAGTACAAAACGAGCTCCGCAGATTAAAACAATCAAAAGGTTTAAAAAATATTAAAAAACTTCAAGAAAAATTAAAAAAAATAACTCAAGATGTTGTTGAACAAGAGCGCCAACAAGCAGAAGGACATTTGAAAGAGTTAGAAACTGAACTGTCTAAAATTGAAAAAAATCTAGAATCTAAGGGCGTGCCCGATAAAGATGATAGAGCGGGGATGGCATCATATAGAGCTTATCAAAAAAAAGCTAATGCTTTAAAAGCTCAAATTAATTCTTTAACAACAGAAATTGCTCAAAAATCAAATTTTGAAAATTATAAAAAAATTTTACAACAACAAATTGAAACAGAAGAAAGCAATTTAAAAAAAATAAATGAAGAAATTCAAAAACTTGAACAGGCTTTAAGAGATTTAAATAAAGTTTTTAAACAAGGTTTTGGTCTTGACCTTGTTGATCCAGCAACTGGAAAAGTTCTGCATGCTGTTACACAAGCTGAAGCAACATCAACAGATCTTTTTCTTTTAATGCAAACTTTGCAAAAAAATTATGAAACAGTTGCTAAACAAAACATTTTAACAACTCTTGAGTTGATTCAAAAAGATGAACAAGCCATACTTAGTGCTTTAAAAGATCTTGGTGCCTCTTCATATTATATATCAGGCAGAGCAGTAAGTAAGGGTGGTGTCAGAATTACAGGCGATCTTATAAGAAATATTGCTTCTAAATTAAAAATTACTCTACCAGGTTTTTGGCAAGAAGCTGCAAAACTTTTTGATACTACAGATTTCAGTTTAAAATCTGTTGCACAAACACTCCAGTTCATCCAAAACCTTTTTGAAAGAATTCCTATAAGTGACATAGAAAGGGTCTATATAGACAACCTTCCACAACTCGCATCTGTTGAAGGTTTATTGCAAATGGATATATCAACAATCAAATCTACTCTGCAGCAGTTTGGTAGAGGAAGAGCAAATTTTGGCGCACAGGCTTTGGTTCCAGGCGGTGGGAGCAAACAGACTGCTATTTTGTCTGACATCCTCAGAACAGCTGCTGCAGCACAGGGTGATGCCGAAGCGGTGTCTCGCGCAGCTCTCGCAAAGAAGTTAGCCCCGTATGACAAAGACGATGCACTAGCTGTTGCCGCAGAGCAATCTATCAAAGAAGAGATTGATGGATTTTTGACTTTCTATGAACAACAGCGAAGACAAATGATTCTAGAACTTGTGAGCTCGGTGCAAGCATCAAAAGCTATTGAATTTAAAGAAGGGCAAATTGCGTCGGTCCAAAAAAAGATTAAAGACCTTGAAAAAGTTAGAAGAGATTTGCAAAAACATTTTAACGTTCTAACCACAGATCCTCAAATTGTTGAAATTGATAAGGCTATTGAAGAACACAACCTTCAAATAAAAACGCTCAATGAAGAAATTTCAAAAATTAAAGTTATAAGGAAAAAGGCATCAGAATCATATGGCGGTCGCCTAAGGCTGTTCAAAGCTCGACTAGCCGCTCGTAGAGAAGATGAGCCTCTATATCGAGATGGGGAAAAAATTCCCGGTGTTACTCAATTGCAGATGCAATCAGGGAAAACTCCAAACCCATATTTGGACATTAGACCTCGACAAATACCACCAGAAGTTGCTGAAGCAAGAACTCAGATTTTAAACCTCATCAAAAAGGCTCGTTCTGGCAAGATTGATAAAGATATAGCAGACAGTTTAATTGCAGCTTTAAAAACAACTATTGAAGTTTACCAAGAAGCTAAGCAAAAAAGTTTTACAAGAGAATTTGCCTCTTTGGAAGAGATGGCAAACGAAATTAGATCAAGAACTAAGCCTCCAATTAAAGGTACTACCGATTATCTCATTGTAGAACTTTTTAAAAAAATAGAAAAAGCTGGGTTGTCCCTTGAAACGATGACAGCAAGTCAAATCCAACATTATGTAAAACAATTAAAAGCGATTCAACAAGAAGCTGAATACAAGAGCCTCTCATACCCTGACCTGTTTGCGGCAATGCAGCCTTTAATGGATATTCCATTCAGACCTCTTGAGGAATTTAAGAAACAACCTACTGACCTGCCAAGATCTGCACGACCAAAATCTTTAAGTGCCGCCGTTCCAGACGGTCCAACGGTATTGGGTCAAATTAATGCCGAAATTGAAGAATCTTTGCAAGTTGCACAAGATGTGCTTATTGCGTTCTTAGAGACGCTTAAAGCCCAAGGTAAAGGGCTTGATGTAATAGCGACAACTGCTGGCTCTTTGGCAATAGATGAAGTTTCAAAATTAAAAGATGAATTAGCAAAGATTGGTTTAACAATTCAAGATGCCCTTAGAAATCCAATTGAGGCGTTTGCAAAACTTAAAAACATTAAAATATTTGAAAAAGGTGGAGGTATAGAAGAATTATTTAAGCGCCTCGTTCTGTTCCAAAAAACTCTTAATGAAGAAATGGATCTTGCAAAGGCAAAGGCAAGAACCATATCAAGATTCCAACCAAAGGAAACTGCAGTCTCCACGCCGACAACTCCAGAAAAGACAGTTGCTGGCGCTCCATCAAAAACAGCTAGTTTAGGGTTTGGTATAAGCAGAGATGAAAGACTTATTTTGGCTGAAAGAATTAAACAGCAAATTATTGAAACAGGAGTTGCTTCTCAAAACTTTGCTGAGTTCCAAAGCGACACATTAAGATATATTCTTCGTGCTTTTGATGTAAGAGGTAAGGCTGCTGGTGGAAACTCTGCACAAAAGATTCAAGCGCTTGTCGCAAAACTTAAAGAGATGGGTATTGTTGTTGATGCATCAATAACAACTGTTGCTATAGAACCAATTGAAACAGCAACAGCAGAAATCAAGCCGGTGCCCGTACCAGCCGATGTTGCAAAAACACCAGCCGAAGCTTTGAAAGAAGTTGCGGTTGAGGTTGAAAGAAAGATAGAGGTTGCTAAAGAGACCATCACAGATGTTGCTGACGATGTTGCCTCCACTCCCATTCCAGATTTTGCTGATGAATTTGATTATGTGATTCATGAATTAATTGAAGAATTTTATAGAATAGAAAGCAGAACATCTGAGCAAATTATTGATCTTATCGCCCAGTTGCAAAAATTCACTGGTCGTTCATACTCGGGTATGGATATTGATTCAATGATTGCTTTGGCAACAGAAGAACTTGGTAAACCAGAAAGAATCCTTAAAGATTCAATTGACAACATTAAAGATCGTTTGTCAAAAATTGAAACAGCAACAATTGATCAATTAAGTGATTTGATTACAGCATTGGGGGCGCAGCCACTTGCCCAAATTGAGGGTGTTGATGTTGAACAATGGGTCTTGGTTATTCTTGAAGAAATGGAAGACCTTAGACACAGAGTCAAAACCGAGGTGTATGACATTTCAGATGGGATACGAGACACTTCAGAAGCTATTGAGTTTTTTGGAACAATAATTGATGATGAAATTGATAAAGCTGAAACACTAATTCGTGATGAAATTTCTGACATAAAAGAAACAGTTGCGGCAGTGAGGGCCGCCAGATCAGCAAGAGGAGGAGCCGGTGGAGGGAGCACTCCCCCAACACCCCCAACGCCTCCAAGCGGTCCAACGCCTCCAAGCGGTCCAACGCCTCCAAGCGGTCCACCCCCAACGCCTCCAAGCGGTCCAACGCCTCCAAGCGGTCCAACGCCTCCCGGTAGAACTCCTGGGCGAGTGCGAAGATTCTTTGCAGGTCTTACCCCTGCGAGACTTGGCGTAGGCGTAACTGTTGGGCCAGCCCTTGCGCCAATCTTGGCAGTTCGCGGTCTTTTAAGAAAATCAGCAATAGATTTCATTGCAAATCTTGAAAGAACGATAATTGAAGGACAACAGCTAACAGCAACAGAAGGACAAAAGAAAGCCGGTGAAGCAGCTCGTAAACTCTTTGATAGGCTTACAAAAAATATTGCAAGTATTGGAAACATTTACGGAGCATTAACTGTTCATTCTACACCTCTGAATGTCCGCAATGCACAAGGAAATCTTGTAACGAATCCTGCCCTTTCAGGAATTAGACAAAATTTTGGACTTGATACTACAGGTTTAATAAAAGGTTTGGAAGCGGCTCGTATTGCTGTTAAAATGTTTGGTCTTGGAAGTGCCCAATTTGCAAAACACATTATTTTTGCTCATGGAAGAATAGCAAGTTTTGCTCTTGGCTTTATACCTTTTGGTAAAACAATAACCAATGTTTTTGTTACGGCCACTACTGGCTTAGGAAAATTAAGAGAAGCTGCTAAACAAGCAATGGAAGATGCAAAAGCATCTGGCGCGTCCCGAGGAGCAGCAGCGCTTGCTGGTTTAAGAGCAGCAGGTTCTGGGCTTAGGGGGGATGGAACCGGACCTACTTTTAGAGATAGATTCAGGAGTGGGGCTCAAAAAGCAAGTGCCGGTTTGCAAAGACAGGCAGGCTTCTTGTCTTCTGGTTTGATAAACCAACTTACATACAACATGGGTCAGTTCGGTATGGTTGCAGACCAAGCGCTCACATCTCTTGTCCAAGGTTTATTAAGAATTCCCAAAGTTGGCTTGCCAATTTTGTTTGTTATTGGATTAATCATTACTGGCTTCTTCACAATTAAAAAAACTATTGGTAATTTTGGTGAAGCTGGTAAAAGAGCAATGGAAAATTTCAAAAAAACACTTCTTGTGGTTAAAGATACTGCAATTGCGCTCCTTGCCCCATTTTTTGATCTTTTTGCAGGTTTCCTCGGAGCAGGAAAAGAGGGCGGAGAATCAATGGACGATATGGGTAAAGGGCTTGAAAGGTTCAGCCAAAATGTTAAAAAGGCCGCCGAAAACATTAAAGAGTTTGTTGAAAAATATGTTGTTCCATTTGTAAGCGTTGCATTAAACGTTTTCAAAACTATTGCATCAGCTGTCTGGAAAGTGATCGGTGGATTTATTCTTTTGGTTAGGGGCTTGTTTGAAAAATTCAAAGGTGACTCAACCAAGGGTGGTGAAATGATTGAAAAAGCATTTAGCCAGATTGGAGAAGGGTTGAAAAAACTTTTTAAGATGCTTTTGAATTTCCTAACACAGTACTTCGCGCCACTGGTAATTGAAATTATCACCCTCTTGGCTATATCGGCAGTTAACCTGCTTGAACAAATTCCTATTGGTGTTGTTAATGCGGCTAGATGGTCATTAAAAGCCATTAACAACCTTTTCTTTGAAGCTCTTAAATTTCTTGCCAAAGGACTTGGCTGGATCCCAGGGTTGGGGGGCAAGATCCGTGGTGCTTTACAAGCAATGCAAAACGGTATTTCTGGAGCAATTGATTTTGTTGGAGATAAAATTAATGGATTAATTGGTAAAACTTCTAATGTCATTAGAAACTTAGGCGATCAGGCAAAGGTCGGCATAAAAAAGTTAGGAGAGAAGATTGAGACGCTAATGCCAGGAGTTGGCAAGGGTCTCTTAAAAGCATTTTTGAACTCTTTCAAAGATCCAGCAGCCGCCAATGCTGCTGGTAAAAAAATTGCAGAAGCGGTGTCTCAGGCCACAGCACAAGCCAAAGAAGAAGTAAGAAAGAGTTTCTATGATGCTGTTGTTTCTAACCTCAGCAATACATTATCTCAATTGGGTAATGAGCTGGTTGATGCTCTTAATCAACAAAAAGACGCTGCTCTTAAGGTTTTTGATGATCAAATTGCTGGTATTGAAGCCCTCGCGGAAGCAGAAGAAAGACTTACAAAAACAGAAGAATATGAAGCTGATAGGAGAAAGAGAAGAAGAGAAAGAGAATTACAAAGTCAAAACTACCAAAAGAACAGGGCGCTTGCTATTTATGAAGGTCGTATTGACGATGCAAGAAATCTTGATTTAGAGGAAATGAAGACCCAGCAAGATTTCACTGATGAAATGAATAATCTTGAAAAAGAGCGCACAAAAGAATTGCAGTCATATAACAGATCAAATGCAATAACAATAATAAGAAATCAAAGGGAAGAAGCTTCAAAACTGTTTGATGAATCAATCAAGGAACTTGAAACATTTATTTCAACACAAACATCGCTGGGGGCGATCTCGCAACAAGACTTTGAAACAAGATTTAAAACAATTGCGGAGCGAGCAAAAACAACATCTTCAGATATATCTACGGCATTTCAGAATTTCTTTACAGCCCTTCCAGCACAAATACAAGCCGGTATGGATTCCACAACCGGAGCCGTTGGTTTCTTCTCCGCAGGTTTTGATAGCCTCATTACTGTAGCCAGAAATAAATTTGGTCTTGATACCGGAACTGGTGGAAATGCTCAATCGCTTTTGGGTATTACAGGACAAATGCTCACCGGTCAAGGAACCGCAATTACAGCGGCATTCGCCCCTGGTGGTTCTATCCAGACCGCTTATGGGACAGGTCTTGATGCTTTAAATACATATCTTGAATCAAAATACCAAGGAGACGATCCAAAGAGTTTGAAGAGTCTTTTCACAAAAGCAATTGCTGATGCCAATGAATCTGTAAAACAAGAACTTTTGAAGGCGCAAACAGGAATAGGCTCTGCAATGGACGGCGTTGTTCAAAAAATGAACAAATCTCTTGAAAAACTGGCAATCAAAGAAGCGGTTAAAAAAGCAATTAAAGATACAATGGCTGAACTTGAAGCCGCTGGTGAATCAACAACAACGACAACAACAACGGGCGCACCAGGAGCAGGTTCAGGCGCACGGGGAGCATTGTCCGATACTGGTCACCATGCTGCTGTGGGTTTGTACTGGTCAAGAACTCGTTCAAAGTCAACAGACCCTTGGCGAGACTGGACAAAGGTTGCTACAGATGAGTTGAGTGGTTTTATAAATAAGGCATATCTTAACCCATCACTTGTTGAGGTTTCTCTATACCCAACAAACATCAACCCAAACCAATTCAAACAGAATGCTGGTGGTCTCAAACAAAATGCTGGTGGTTCAAGAGGTAAAACTCCGATAGCCTTCCACGGAGGTCCAATTAATTATTCAGGAGGCGGTCCAACGACCGGTCCAATGCATCAGGGAATTCCCGCAGTTCTACATGGTGGAGAATATGTTGTAAGAAAGAGTGCTGTTGATAAATATGGTAGCGGAATGCTTCAAAATATCAATCAAGGCGTATTCGATAAAACAAAAGGTTATTTTACGGGTGGAAGAGTCGGTTCAGCAAAGGGCGGGATTCTTGATGAATCAAAAGGCAAAGTTGGTTTAACTCCAATAACAAAAGCAAAGAAAAAAACAGACAAAGAAGATATTGGAGACAGAATCAGATATGCAGTTAACAACCCTGCACAATTTGCTGCGAGTGCGAAAACGCCAAGCGTTTCTTACACAGATCCATTAAAAGACCAAAAACTTGCAAAAATAAGAGAAGACTTTCAAAACTCAACTTTTGGTAAAGCTTGGAAAGCTTTCGGTTTTGGAGCTCGTTTGATAAACCCAATTGAATTATTGCCAATTGCATCAAGAGTCGTTTTTGGCAAAGATATTGAAACTGGTGAAAAAGTATCTGGAAAGGGAAGGCTGAAAGAGGTTGGTATTCTTGCCGGTGCTGTTGTTGCTCTTCTAACGGGTGCAAAACTATTAAAACCAATTGCAAAAACAGTTGGCACAAAGGTTGCACCAAATCTAGTTTCTAGGATTTCTAAATCCCTTGCGGGACGGGGCGATGAATTGTACGCAAGAATGAATCTTGGCAATTCTCTTTCAAAGACACCCTCATCGGTTGCGGGAGCTCTGGGGCTTTATGCAACTCCAGAATTAAGCAAGCTTGGATCTTTTATGCAAGGGCAGGTAATGCCAAAAATGCAAATAAAAGAACCTTTAATTAATAAATTTATTAAACCAGCAAAATTGAACTTAAAAGCTATTAAAGATCAATTGGCTTATAGGAAAATGGCCAAAGAACACTTTGGCAGTGTTCGTGAGTTGGAAGATACTTTTATAAATGTTTCTTATGGAACTTCCCCCCCTCGGTGGCGAAGTGCGGCCTTTGATATATTGAGACCTGGATCTGATATTCCCCGCCCTCCTTGGGGACAGATGCAAGGAGATCCCCCTAGCCCAATTTTCAATGCTTTAGTGGCAAGTGAGCGAAGGGAAGAGCTTCTTGATTTTTTGAGATCACAACCGGCCAATCGGAATTACTCAATTGATCGATTTTTCCGAGGTCCCGCCCGAATCCCAAGACCCCCATCATTTCGTGACGCTTTTTTACCAGATGAACCGCCACAATATGAGTCATTTCTTCAAAAGTTTTTTGCTGAAAGGTTTGTAAGCCGAACTCTTGGCAGTCTTTTAATACAAAAATATTCTAATTTTACTAATTATATAAAAAATATACCAAATAATTTTAGGTCTTATTTTGGTCTCAATAATCCAATATTAGACACAAATATAACTTCCAATTATAGGCGCGTCGTGGACGACTATCTGGGAATTGATCGGTGGATTTATCAACGTCCGCAATCACCCAGCCAACGCTCAGATCCTCTGATGGGTTTCCCAGCATTCGGCTATAGACCACTGTCTCCAGGGAGGATGAGAGACCTCACGCCCGTTGAATTGAGACCAACACTAAAGAACCCCATAGCAAGACCAACAAGCCCACAAAGACGAGCGCTAGAGGAGCAGCGAGAGTTGTTGCTAAGACAACAAGAAGAAGCCATGAGGATTGCAACCCAAGTTGAAAGAGGAATAATGATTGGCTCTCATGGTCCATTGACTACTTCAGATAGGCTTGCTGAAATTAGACAAACCCTTGACCGGATGTATTCGGCTAATTTGCCTGGAGCGAATCAGACGCTTTCTGCGGCTGATATTCCAGGTATACCTAGAAGAATTCCTCTTACTTGGCAAGAATACGGGGAAAGTCTTCGGATAGATCAAGAAGGTCGAGCATTAATTGATGAATTATACTCTACTACAAGAATAAGAGATGTGTTAAATCAAACAGATCCTGTCGCAGTTCTTGTAAAAAAAATTTCTGAATTTGTTCGTAGATCAATACCGTTCTCAAATGAATTGACTTTAGATGAAATTAAAAGAATAATAAAACAAGCAGAAAAAGGAAATGAATATGTTTTTGGTCTTGGCCCCGATCCTGACGGCTTTAATGTTTTTCAATTATTAGATGAAAAAAGACGAACAGACATACTAGATTTCCTGAGGAATATGGATCCCGCCTTTGCCCCGAGGGGCGATATGAACTTACTTTCGGACCCTCAGTCTGAAGCAGTGTTTAGGAGACTTATTTCTATGAGTTATCACACTGGAGGGAATGAGATAGGAATTTCAGGTCTCTATTCGGCAAACGACCCAAGGAACCCGATGGCGAACCGCTCTACATTAAAAGCAATGCTCAAAAGTATGGCATTTCTTTTTGATAGGGTTATTGTTCCTAGGAATATAACTATGGCCAGATCAGGTAGCACAAATCCTTTTTCTGAGAATTTTGGTCGGTCTGTTCGTGAGATGTTGCCTGGTGTTGACTGGCGAATAACTGGGGGCGATCTCGCTGGTACCCAAAACGATATTGCGCAAACGTGGTTAAATATACCCTGGAAAGTAAAGATGTTGGACCTTTGGAGGGGCAGTCATATTGCCCTACAGAAGAATCCATTATCTGATATGTATGAAAGATTAAGAGTGGAAACGGTTGTTGCTCACTTAGCGCAGTATCGCAACCAAGCTAGAGGAATCTTAAAACCATTGCAAGAAAAGATTCCAACAAATACAAGAGTACATCCAGATGCCGCTGATGGTGCTTCTTCTCCATGGGCACAACCACTGCCAAGAAGAATAGCAACTAATTCCACAAGAAGAGCTGAAACATCTGAAACTCAGCAGCATGCAGACTCCATGAGAGACATTGAATTAGAAAATGCAGAAATGGCATATAGAGAAGCAGAAAGAAGAGCCATTGAAGAGACGGCCGCGATCGTGGACGAGATGAGAGAAAACGTTAACAGAACCTTAAACAACATTCGCCTTGTCTTGAGTTCAGAAGAGATAGCATATATTCAAAGTTCAAGAGAAGATGAGATACAAGAACTCCTAGACCAGCTGCGGATCGAGAGAGGTCTCCCGCCCGATCCTGACGGAAGTTTTACTGGTGGTTTAATCCCAAGATTCTTTAAGGGTGGAATTGTAAAAGAATTTGGAAAACAAATAGGGGAAAACAAACAAGTTGCACAAGAAAGAGCTGAATTTGAAAAACAAAAGAAAAACGGTGGTTTATCCGAAAAATGGTGGAATTTGGTACAGCCAAAAGAATCAGCGCACGGCTGGGCAGAGGACGCGGATAAAGTTGGCTATACTTCTAAGAAAAAAACTGGTGGCTTAAGTATAAATAATAAAGCTTGGAAAGACTTTGGCGGTACATTGCTATACGGCAATCCACAAACAGCAGGTCAAGCGTCCCCTTTGCAACAAATGCTGGTTGCTAATAGAATGGCTGCTCTTGGTTGGGACTCTAATTTTATGGACGAAAACTGGACCAAGAAAACTGCTGACACTAAGAAAGATTCGGTAGGTCTTGGGGGCTGGACTACTATAGCAAAACCAAATGAATCAAAAAAATTAAGACTTGAGGGGTGGAAGCCAAGATCGGAAAAGGCACTTCGTAACCCGCTTGATTGGGATGCAAAATCAAGAAAAGAATTTTTCCCCGGCGGAGAAGATGTTTATAGAAAAAGACAGCTTTACTTAGACGGGTACCGAGCAAAAGGACGCTTCCAAGGGGGGCGGATCACAGGTCTGTCGGACCTTGGAGTGCCAGCAATTCTTCATGGCGGAGAATATGTTATTAACAAAGCATCAGTTGATAAATACGGTATTGATCTCCTTTCAAGAATAAATAAAGGGATATTTAGTGGGGCTAAACAATACAAAGTCGGTGGCTATGTCAGCAACATCTCTGTCCCGGAAATACCAAAGTATGTTCCACCAATGTCAACATATGCAAAAATTGTAAACGGAGGAGTTGGAGTACAAAGTCTAAATTCTGAAAGTACTCATAATTATAACTTCTATGTTGATAACTTTATTGGTGAAAAAGAATGGTTTAATTCAATGATGAGGGAATACAATGTAAAGGTTGTCCCAGCCAACCAAAAACAAGCCGGTCTTGAATCAAGGGTTATAACAACATATAATGGCTTGAATAGAGGAATGTAATGACAATTGTAAGTTTTTTGTCTTTAAATAATCAAGAAATTACCGAGCAGGGCCGACAAATAAATGATGTGATAAACATTAATGCCTCAGAAGTTGAACTGGACTCTGGCTCCAAAAGAAGATATTACAGGTCTATTAAAAGAACATTTTCTTTTCAATGGGATTATTTGCCATCTCTTTCTTCAAAAACAATAGACAATAGAAAAGGGCGGGATTATTTAAAGTCGCTTACAGCAATTGCAAATAAAATACCAATGAAAATAAAAATTACAGCAGATGAGAATGCTGAAACAATAGATGTATATCTCCAATCTTATTCGGAATCTCTTATAAGAAGAGAAATTTCTCAAGGTTGTGATTATTATAGAGTTAACATGGTTTTTGAGGAAGTGTAATGTCTAACGAAGAATTTACATATGAGATTACAGCAAATGCTTCTGGTGAAAAGTTCTACAACGGAGGCCCAATTATCGGAATTGCTGCCGTCCTTTCTATTGAGTCAGAACAAACAGCAGTTGCAGGAAAAATTGTAAAAGCAGACTCTGCTCTGTCGTTTGAATCAAATCTAACCGCTTTGGCTGGTCTAATTCAAACAGTTAGTTCAATACTCAGTATTGATGGCGCAACGGTCGTTGTTGGAATTTACATTTTAAAAGCTTTGGTAATTGCCGATGCGAGTGTGGACCTAAGCGCAACTTCTCTTGCCATTAGGTATGCCATACCAGCGACGCAAACAGGCAATCTTTCTACAAACATTACATCTTTAAAAATAATAAAGGCTGCTGTTAATCTTGATTCAAATTTAAACACAACCATAAATGCAAAAATTATCAAACTCTTAAGTGCAAACCTGTCTGGTTCTTCGTTGTTTGTGTTGCTGGCTGGCGAAATTCTTTTATTAAAAGCAAATTTGTCAATAGTCACAGGTCTGGTTGTTGCTGACATACTCAGAATAACCTCAACAAGCCGCTTCCCAGGTTCAATTGTTTCTTTAATCGTTTTAGACGACAAGCCTCTCACCGCTCAAAATAGAAATATTAGTTATGATGTTGGTCAAGTAAAAGTTGAAAAAATAAATTGGAATTCTAAAAAATCTAGATATTATAAATCAAGTACTCCAAATAAAATGGTTGTAAAAATTGGCTGGGAATGGTTGCCATCTAAAAAATATGAAACTTTTGATAAAAGAGAAGCCAGGGATTATATAAGAGAAATTGCAAGCGACATGAATTCTCATATTTTGAAAATTATAAGTTACGGTACGAATCCTCAAGATTTGCCGGTTGAGACGAGTTATAATGTATTTGTAAAGTCCTACACAGAAGACATTGTGAGAAGAGATTTAACTCAGAATGTTTATTTTTATAAATGCGATTTAGAGTTGGAGGAAGTTTAATGCTAACGCAAGATATGCACGGCAAAACGCTGTCCAACTCATTTTCTAGTGCTACGAATGCATATGCACAAAGGGTCAAACCTAAAATTTTAATTACATTTTTAGATAATAGACATGTAGAAAATCTTACGATAGCAACAAATGATACATATTCCAACACATCTCGGGGTACTAGGAGTACTCAAATGGCGGGGACCACTCTCCAATCTGGGTTTTACTTTAAACCGGAACAATCAATGAGCGGTTCTGAACGCCAAACTTTTGCTTGGGCTGTCTGTAATGATAAAGATGAGCACGGTCAAGTTATTAGAGCAAATGGCAACTGGTACGCAATGCCATCAGACACAGAAGATAATTTTAAATTTGGTTGGAGATCAAATGCTAAATCAACATCATCAACATATGCCGATGGCGGTTTTGCGTTTACTACATCCCCTTATGTTGAGTATACTTTTACACAAAGAAAAATAAATAAGATAAAAATTGTAACATCTGAATATTTCGGCAAGGTTCAATGGTATAGAATAGAAGCTTACAATAACACACTGTCAAAAATTTATGATCAGTACGGTGAAATGGGCAAAGACGAATATTATAAAATTCATAATATTCCAGATACTGCTGGAACATACGATATTTATCAAATTAAACTTACAATTTTAAGTACTAGAAATAAACTAGACAATGCTCGGATAATGGAAGTTGTTCCAATTTATGAGGTTGATGTTACAGACTATGTAATTAGTCACTCAGTGGATAGGGTGGGGGAATTGTATGAAAATTCCATTCCTATCGGAGGAGGTGGCTCAAGCACGGCCTCTATTACTCTTGATAATACAACAAAACATTTCAGTCCTTTTAATGATAATTCACTATACGGCAAGTATATGAAAAAAGATCTTAAAGTTAACATATATAACGGTTGGCAAATTGTAAAAAGCAACTCTTTACTCGTTAACACTGTTTTGACAGCAAACATGAATACGACCTCAAACAGCCTCACAGTTTTGGACGCGGCAGGATTTTTGAATGGAAATGCAACAAACAACTTTATTTTGACAATTTCTCCAAACAAACTAAATGAAGAAATGGTTTTGTGCTCCACAAGAACAGATAAAACCGTGACAATTTTAGAACGCGGGTTTGGTACGACAACAGCTTCTTCTCACACTTCTGGAGAAGTTGTGTCTTTTGATCCTTTTGAATACATTGACTTTGGAGAATTCTATATTGATGAGTGGACTGGCGGAAGTTCAATGGAGGTTTCTGTTAAGTGCATTGATAAAACAAAATTTTTAACTGAAAAACAAATTACTAAAGGTTTCCATATTCAAAACGCAACTGTTGGAGAAGCCATTGAAAACTTAATGATGTTGACAAATATTTCAAAAAAAGAATCAAATCAAATCTATCCATTCAACGATTATGGAAGAAAAAACGCAATTGCGCTGTATTCGTTTTCAGAATTTTCTCCAGATAAAACGGGTGTGGCAATCACCCCAGGACAGGGGTTGAGACTGCGTGCTTGGAAAATTGAAGTAGGTAAAGAAAACACTCTTAAAGATATTGTCGCTGACGCTCTTGACCGAGAGCTTTCAGCATACGACAGGGCTTTAAGAATTAAACCTTACATTCCTGCTTCTTATGTTTCATACAGCACCTCTGCGTCGGGCGTTTACGGATTCAACTCAAACACTCAGTTGTGCCTAGACATTTCAGATTTTGCTTTTATTCCAAGTATTAATGGAGTTTTGCAAAGCGTAAACTCAACAGCTCAAAGTGAATATTTTAATGGGGTTGTTGACGGATATTTTGTTCCTACTCAAAGTGGAGACTACTCTATTAATATTTCAACAAGAAATGCGGGGATTAGGGCGTACTTAGATAATACAATAATTCTTGATTATTGGAATTTAAATGCAACGGCAACTGCAACAAGAAATTTGACATCTTATGAATATTTGGGATTCTATTTAAATTTAGATGCCGGTGTGCCTTATAAATTAAGAATTGAATTCTACCATGGAGCTGGCGCTCAAGGTAGCGGGAGCAGTTTCCAATTGAAACTATATAGCCAACTTTCTGGGTCAGGTCAAGTGCAGATCCCCGTCAGTTCTGCGTACACAACTGTCGCAGAGGATGCTGTTGGCTCAAGAAATGTGACATCTGTAAAAAATTCTAAAAACAGAAATCATTACAGAAATGACGGAAAGTATATTGGTCCTGTTGAAATTAATCAAACAACCGGACTTGTTTCAGAGCCAGGAAGCAAATCTGTAAAAGTTGTAACGTCTTCTTCCATAGTAATTCCTTATGACGAATCTCTAGATTTAGAAAATACAAATTCTTCTAAATATAACGATGGAGAATTTACTATTGAATTATATGTAAAATTTCCTAATGGAACTTTTAGCAATAGCGGAACATATATAACAAATGTAACTACAGCAAATTCCGTTAATTATGGTTATACATTTTTTTATAATAACTCTGGAAATGGTTTTACATTAAATGGTAGCAATGGAAATAAAATAGTATCTACAAATACGGCCTTAGATCCTGATAAATGGCAACACATTTGTGTAACAAAAAAAAATAAAGTTATAAAATATTATTTAAACGGCCAACATAAAGCCACAGAAAGCAACTCCATAGTTTCTACATTTGGTTTGGGAGACATCACAATTGCTAATGCTGGTAAAGATTTTTTAATTGATGAGTTGATTATATATAACAAGTGTTTAGATGGAGACGAAATTCGCAATAGATATATTGCAACACAAATTAAACCACTAACAAAATTTCCACATTTATACGGAAACGAAAAGAGTGTGAAGGCAATTATTGATGATATTGCACTTGGTGATTTTGGCAGATTCTTTGTTGATGAAAATAATAAATTTACTTATTACCATTTTTATAGATTTTATGAACCATCAATTGACCAACACTACTCTGTGCAAAAACAAATATCAGGCAACTCTCACATCGTTTCAGCAGAATATAATGTACAATTACAAGTTAATAAAGTAACTGTTGAGGTTACAGACGAAATTCCTGCTTTGACATCCAGGAGACCTGTGTGGAACGCAACAGAGGGCTCTACACTTGGTGCTGTTACTTTAAGAAATAATATATCTTCATCATCTAATAGCATACCTGTAAATACAACAAATACTCCTCCTTTTAGTCAAAGCGGTTATATTAAAATAAGTAACGAAATTATTAAATATAATGATTTAGATTCACAAAATTTTTTAAATGTTGAAAGAGGGATGTTTGACACAACACCATCTGCTCATTATGCAAACGATCCTGTCAGAGAATCTAGGTATTATGAAATTAAATATGAAGGAGCCCCAGTTTTTAATATCCTGTTCCCTTTCGTTACGGCAGCAAACGCTGCTTTTAGATCGCCACCGCTTCTGGAAATTTCTAAATTCAACACAACGCCGTATTTTGCCGAACTCGTTTTATCAGCGACCTCGGCGCTTCCTAGCGGTAATCTAGCGTACATTCAGGGCACAAACCCTTTAACGGGGGAGCAAGAGGCAACATCTATCTCTGGTGTCCCAGTGATTGGTCAATCTGGTTCTAACCAAGTTAAAAAACAAGTGGCATCTTTGTCTGAATCTATAAGAAGATATGGTTTAAAAGAAGTCGTAATTAATAATCCATATATTATGGACCCTGTAAAAGCACAAACCATAGCAGATTTTTTAATATCAAAATTTACAACACCAATGCCTGTCGTGGATGTTACGAGCATTGCCATCCCGCAAATTCAAATTGGTGATAGAATTGAAATAACTGAATTGTTAAGTTTGGATATTACAAATGTTAGTTATTGGGTTATTTCTCATAGCATTTCTTTTGGCGACACAATTGAACATAAAATTTTATTAAGAAAGGCGGAGTAATGGCATCAGAAAATTCAATTTATTTTCAAGCAACCGGCGGTCACAGCCATAATGGTATTAATTCTACATTGATTGATGTTGGCCAATATTCTGTTTTTGATTTTACAACCAGCACTGTTGGTTCCCCCACTAGAATCACTCGTCAGGAGCAAAATAGAATTAATTTTGAAGACTTTATTGTCAGAACTATACAGTCTAAAGTTTTACAACCGGCTGGTATTCGGCTTGAAGCAAATACTTTCAATGGTAAAGCAATAACCGCCAATACAATTCAAGGAGACAGAATTGTTGCCAACACCATAACTGCTAATCAAATAGCTGCTAACACCATAACTGCTGGTCAAATAGCTGCCAACACCATAACTGCTGGTCAAATAGCTGCTAACACTATTACGGCCAATGAAATCGCGACTGGGACAATTACTGGTATTAAAATAGCAGCCAATGCAATTGGCAACACGCAAATTGAAAATGTAATGTCAATCATTGATCTGCAGTCAGATTTCGTTACAACAAATGCTATAATTAAAAGCAATAATTATATATCAGGCAGTGTAGGTTGGGCAATCAATGCAAATGGTATTGCTGAATTTAGCGACGTGTTGGTTCGTGGAACAGTTATCGCAAATGATGGTTATGTTGGCGGATGGGACATTGCTTCAACTTATATTGCCAGCAACAACGGAAGTGCTGTTCTATATTCTAATGGATATCTATATGCACAAGAAGGATTATTTCAAGGTTCATTATCGGGTGCAACAATAACGGGTGCAGATGGTGTTTTTAGCGGTTCAATGATGGTCTCGGATGGGACAAACGGTATTGAAATCACTACAAGCGGGTTTTTGAGAGGGACGGGTGGTTCCGGTATAAGAATAATGAACTCAGATAACAGCACAGGGAACACGCAGTTATTTAAGGATTTCATAAGAACTGATCGTTTTAGTGCTGAAGATTATTTCCTTACCTCCAATGGATCAGGCGCTGAGGCACGTATTAGGTCAACAGGGCGTTGCGATTTTACAATGACAAGCACTACTGGTGAGATGTTTGATATGAGTAGGGGTTACGACAACGGCATGAACTTCATAAGATTTGTAAATTACAATACTAACAACGCTGTTGGTGCTATTGAATTTAATGGAAGTTCGGCAGTTAAGTACGTCACCTCGTCAGACAGTAGATTAAAATCAAATATTAAAATATTGTCTAACGGTTTATCAATAATCAAAGAAATTAATCCAGTTTCATTTAAATGGATTGAAGATCCCAATAAAGAAGCACATGGTTTTATAGCCCAAGATTTATACAAAGCGTATCCCCATCCTGTCACAGTTGGCGGTGACGATGTTAAAAATAGTCCATGGATGGTTGATTATGCTGGGCTAGTCCCCATATTAACCTCTGCCATAAAAGAATTAATAGAAAGAGTAGAAAATCTAGAGGCTAGATTAAATGAGATAATCGGAGTATAATGGAATAATATGGCTTATGAAAATTATACTCAGGTTGCTTGGACAGCGGGTACCCCCATCACATCCGAGCGCCTTCAGCAGATGTCTGAAAACATACAGCAGGTAAAGGAGGCAACTGACGACAACCCGCGAGGTTTAATAAAAATTAAACAAGTTACATCTTCAATATCTCATGCAACCATGGACACATACCATGAGATAATAAATCTTAAAAATGAAGGTGGCGGTGTTGATAATTCAGTTACACTACCAGGTAGCAGATATATTAGGTTAAACCTTGTATTCCCCGGCATTCAAGTTTCCAACCCTGGGCAAGAAGATGCAACATATGTTTTAAGATTAACATCTGGTAATGTTCCTGCTTCTGGAACTGTTATATATAATTGGAAAATCCACCAGCCAATTCACACATACTTAAATGCCGCTGCTGGTGCTCCGACTACCGCAAATACAACCATAAGATCAGCTCCTATTATTTTTGGAGCTGGCACATACACATTTGTTACTACCACTTCAGCAGGAATTGCTGGTTCTAATGGTAGTGGAGTTTTTAATGTTGAAATTTACCGAGACAGCGGTTCAAGCAATGCCTTCCCGTCAACTTTCACAATTCCTTGCAATGAAAATAGAATGCAATTTTATGTAGAGGACATTGGCGGTCAGGGATAAAATGCAAAGACGAGAACTCGCATCCAAAAGAAAAGATGTTGAGTGGTCTGATAAAGTTGGTTTCGGAGAATCCAACCCAAACTATAATGGTGGTAAATACATAGACGATAAAGGCTATGTAAGAATACTCAACCCAGATCACCCCGCAAATATTAAGGGCTATATTTATGAACATAGAGCTATTTTTGAGGAATATTTAGAAAGATATTTGCATGCTTGGGAAAGCATTCACCACATTAATGAGATAAAAACAGATAATCGTTTAGAAAATTTATTTTTATGTTCACAGAAAGAACACAGCGCAATTCATAGAGAAGGTAAAAGGCCAAGCGAACAGCACCGTGAAAAGTTGCGCAAGAACATGAATGATAGAAATCGGGTTGGTAAAAAAAAGGTTACAAATCGGCTTCCTTCACCGAGAAAAAAATTCCCAAATGATTAAACCCGCCCCCTGCCAAATCTGATATAATTGACCTTATGAAAATTTGTGGAGCAGAGGGCTGTGGCGTGGAGTTCACTCCAAATACCGCCAATCAGCGCTATGCAGACTCATCGTGCCGTAAGTCTATTGACTCTATGGGGCTTTGTAAATATAGAAAAGAAAATGGAATTATTGAAATGCCAAAAGATGCTTTGAGCGACACCCCGATATTGTCGGAATCAGAATTAAAAATAAGTTATACAAAACTGCTGCAGGAGTTTGAAAAATTAAAGAGCAAAGAAGACCATTTAGCTGATGCTGTTTACCGTGCAGTTAAGGAAGACATTGAGTCTAACAAAATTGCTCCTGTTCCCAAACCAAAACTTGCCAAACTTTCTACTAAGAAAAATGAAGAGGTTGCTGTTGCCGTTCTCGCTGACTGGCAGTTGTGTAAAGTTACTCCTGATTACAACTCAACGGTTTGCGAAGGTCGGATTGACCAGTTTGCAGAAAAGGTTATACACCTTACTGAAATCCAAAGGCAGGACCATCCGGTTAAGGATTTACACATTTGGTGTTTGGGTGACATTATTGAAGGGGAATTGATCTTCCCTGGCCAGTCGTTTCTTGTTGACGGTGGTTTGTATAGACAAATTACCGTCGATGGTCCAAGAATAATGAAAAAGTTCATTACCAAGATGTTGGAAAATTTTGAAAACATAACCTTTGTTGGTGTGATCGGAAATCACGGTGCCATTGGTGGCAGAGGTAGAAGAGATCACGACCCAGAGACAAATGGGGACAGAATGTTGTATAGAATAGTGCAGTTAATGTTTGAAAGTGAAAAGCGTATTAAGTTTGTTATCCCAGACGGCCGGGGTGAAAGAAACTGGTACGGAATAGACAGGATTGGAAACTATACATCTTTATTAATTCACGGGGACCAGTTCGGTAGTCTTTCAACATTCTACTCTTTCCAGAAAAAAGTGTACGGTTGGAAGGTTGGTGCTATACCGGAACATTTTGATGATGTGTATTTTGGACATTTCCATACTCCTACTAAAATGACATTTAACACAGTTCAGTGCCGTATTTCGGGTAGCCCAGAGTCAACAAATACTTATGCAATGGAGAGTTTGGCTGCTGTTGGCAGAGCCTCTCAGCCTTTGATGTTTGTTCACCCAGAGAGGGGAATTGTTACTGCTGAATACAACTGCTGGCTGGATTGATTATGAACATCAAAGGTCTAAGGTTTAAGTGTTCCAAATGCGGTGGACCAAAGTTTGCAGGAGAAGAGTATTGGTTTGCTGGTGAGTATTACATTGATATCACATGTGCCATATGTGCAGATACTAGAGATGTAAAATTATCCTTTTTGAAAGATTTTGTCTCTAAGATGAATAGTGGTTATAAGAGGCAGAAATGATTAATAATGCTCTTGTTACTAATAAATTTTATACATATTCAAATTATATCGTTAAATTAAAAAAAATATCCAAGAGGATAAATAAAATTTATGTACAAAGACTTGATAACAAAGAAATTATTGAAATTCCTTTTGTTGGTCACGAAATAATTCTATATAGAATTTATACTGTTGGTGAAGTTGCTAAGATTGTGGAAAAAAGACCTGATACTCTTAGAAAATATGAAAAAAAATTTCTTATCCCTGAAGCAAAAAAGTTTGGGGGCGGATGCCCCGGTTATAGCAATTGGCGCTACTATACTGAGGAGGATGTTTACATCATGGTTGAATTTTTCAACACCAGAACACCTGGTAGACCAGTTGTAAATACAAAAAAATACACAATACAAAACCTTTCTCGGAAGGTCCAAGCAAAAACAAGGGAATGACATGGCAGAGAATACAAATGAAGTGGAGATTTGGGCATCCATTGGTATTACCAAAAATCTTGGCAATTACGAATCGCTAAGGCTTGATGCTGGTGCTAAATGCAAGGCGACTTCGCTTGAAGATGAAGACGCTTGGAAGAGACTTTGGGATTCAATTGACAGCCAAATTGAAGCCAAACTCCAAGAGTTAGACAGTGAAAAGCAGTAATACGCAAGATTGGAAATCTAAAGCTTTGTGTTTTGAACACAAAGATAGAAGTATTTGGTTTTCATACAAAAAATCAGAAATAGAACAAGCCGTTCAAGTGTGCAATGAATGTTCAGTAAGAAAAGAGTGCTTTACATATGCATGGAATTCTGGAGACATTTATGGAACTTACGGTGGTATTTCTGAATTTGAATATCTAAACTACACTTGGAAGGAGGTTGAAAATGAGCGACAGAACAACAGGACAAGATCTTCTTCTGTTCTTAGAAAAATCCTGCAGAGAATCAAATAAATTATTTATTCCAGATTCACCGAGGCAAGAGGCTGTTGCTCAAGCATTAGCCGAACACTACGACTCAGGGTTGTTGTTTGATTCCATAACCCATTTCGTAAAATCAAGACCAGGACCGTTTCTTATTTTTGATTTTGCGGTTGAGTCTAAAAAAATTACAGACAAGGTAAAGCAAGAACGAGAGTCTAAGAACATGTTTATGCAAATTGTTAAGGACACTCACGACAGAATGATGAAAGAATGAATTACGAAGTACGTTTGTTGAATTCTTTAATGCAAACAAATGATTATGTTACGGCAGTAAACGAAGGCATTGAAAATGTCTTTATAGAGTATAGAGATGTTTGGAATTTTATTACCAATCATTATGATGAGCACAAAAAAGTTCCGTCAAAAGAAACTGTAAAACAGCACCATCCTGAGTTTGAGTTTTATGCAACTCCAGAACCACTAAAATATTATATAGATGAGGCAAAGAAAGAGTCTTTGTCTTATCAAACTAGGGTTATTGTCTCTAGAGCAAATGCGCTTCTTGGTGATCTTGGTCCTAAAGAGGCGCTGGCGTATCTTATGGAGAACACATTACAACTTTATAAATTCTCCAGCAACCTCAAAGATACTGATCTTGCTGGTGAGTGGAAGGACAGGGTTGTTGATTTAAGAGAGCGAGCCAAGAGGGGCAATAACGAATTGCAGGGTATCCCTAGTGGTATCAATGTTATTGATAAGCAATTTGGCGGTTGGCAACCGGGTGATTTTATTGTCCTGCTGGGATGGACTGGAGTTGGTAAGTCTTTTATTGCAAGACTGTTCGCAGTAAACGCATGGCGCGCAGGCTACAGACCTTTAATTATTTCATTAGAAATGAATAAACAGCAGGAAGGCCACAGGCTAGACACTTTACTTACAAACGGCAGTGGTGTATTTACTAATACAGATCTTGTAAGGGCCAATCCAACTGTTGTTGAGCCTTATGAGAAATGGGCTGAGGAGACTTTTGATGGTAAGCACGCTATTCATCTTGTCACATCTGAGGGTCTTGAAACAGCAGACCAGAATATGGTGCAGGCAAAAATAGATCAGTATAAACCAGACATTGTTATTCTTGATTATCACGGTCTATTTGATGACGCTTCTGGTGCTCGCAATGAGACAGAGAAAGCCAAAAATTTATCTAAAGCTTTTAAAAGAATGGCAGTCAAGAATGGTGTGCCAATTGTTGATGTTGCTGCTGTAACAATGAGCGATGGTCACTCCGAAAGACCACCGGAATTAGAAGAGGTTGCTTGGAGCAAGCAGTTAGCTTACGACGCTGACTTAGTGCTTGCTATCCACCGTGAATATAATTCCGACCTGTTCCAGATCGTATCTAGAAAAGTCAGAAGATCAACACAATTTGGTTTCTTTTTAAGATGGAACCTTGAAACAGGGAAATGGCAGGAAGAATGGGATATTTAATACCTAAGAAAGCAATTTCAGGTGAAGCCGAAGATATTGAAACTATTATAAGGCTTAGACCTTGGATTGAGGATGAATGGCGCTCTCAGCACGGAGAATTTAAAAACACTGTGCTGAAAACAGACTACGACAGAAAAAATGAAATCTTCAAATTTCAAATCATTTTCAATATTTGATATGGAATCACAGATTCTTGAGTTGTTAGAGAAACTTTCTATTAGCATTGAATCTCAAACATCACAAGAGTTTAATTTGTTTTGTCCTTTTCACAAAAACAGAAATAGTCCTGCGTTCTATATCAATAGGAAAACTGGGCTTTGGCAATGCTTCAACCCATCTTGTGGCAAGAAAGGAAATTTCCGACAACTTTACAAAGCATTAACTGGCAAGCCATACGGTAAAGATATCAAGTTAGATCCGATTGCTCTTAAGAAAGAGATAGAAAAAGGTTTTTTCAAAAAAGAGCATACAGAAGACTTGGACATTGTTGATATTGAAATTGATTTTTCAAAAGAAGAAGATGTTGTGTTATTGCAGGGGATCACAAATCGAGGCATTACTCTTGAAACCCTTGAATACTTTGAGGTCGGCTTTTCCAGAGTTAAAGAAAGAATCGTAATACCAGTAAGGGATCAGTCTTATAAACTGGTCGGTTACATCGGCAGGGCAATTCGTGAGGATCAAGAACCTAGATATCTTTATAACCGTGGTTTTCGTAGGGCTGATTACCTTTTCAATCTCCAGAACGCCAAATCCTTTAACAGTTGTATAATTACAGAAGGCAGTGTTGATGCTATGGCAATTCATCAATCCGGTTATCCAAATGTTGTGTCAACTCTTGGAGCACAAGTAACATCCAGCCAAGTCAAGATGATGAAAAGGTATTTTGATTCAATCATAATTTTTTCTGATAACGACGAGGCAGGGGAGGCAATGAAATGTGCTATAATAGATCTCTGCCGTGGTAAAGAGATTTACACGGTGGAAAACTCAACTGGGCTTAAAGACCCAGGTGAGATGAACAAACAACAAATACAAAACATAATTGAAAACAAAAAACTTACAATATAGGAGAACAACATGTTTAAATCAATGAAAACTTTAAATGAATTAGAAAAGCAGGTGGTCACACCACAAGGTGGAAAATCATCTGTTAAGAAATATTTCACGGTGTCGGCAGGAGAGTCGTACCGGATCAGATTCCGTCAGGAAATGACGGAGGACGCTAAGAATTATGACGATGAGTCTGGTACTGCAATTAATGTGCCGGTTGTTACATCGCCAATTAATTGGAAGTGGAGGGCTGCCTCTACTGCCGGTTTAGAAAAGTACAACTATCGTTGCTGGGCTGCTGAGAAGTCTACTGTTGATAAAGCTTGGAGACCAAAGCCTCATCTTCTGATCAACATTGCTGTTGAGACAGAGCCGGGTGTTTGGGAGCCGAGAGTTCTTGACACGACTTTTAATCAGCGCCATGTTGGTCTTACTCTGATTGAGTATGCCAAGGAGTTTGGTACGATCACAGACCGGTTCTATAAGATTTCTAGAACTGGCTCAGGTGCATCAGATACAAACTACAGCCTGATCCCTCTTGAGGTTTCTGAAATGCCAGATTCAATTAAGAATTTGCCATATCATGATCTTACAAATATGTATTTAACTCTTCCTTATGAGAAGCAGGAGAAGTTTTATACAACCGGAGAAATTGAAAAAGACACTTGGTGAGGTGAATGGCGATGGGGAGCCCTTCGGGGCTCCCTATTTGCTTGTCCAAAATTATGAAGAAAAATATTGTTTTAGATTTAGATGGCGTTATTGCCGACATTGATACGCCCATATCCCAGATATTCATGGCAAAAGGCGTGGCCGATTATGACTATTCACATTGGTTGATTAGTGATTCAAATGATCCAGAGGCAATGAACGTATTCAACAACACAATATTTTGGAAAAATTTAAAGCCATACGCGGACGCATGGCACCAGATCAACTACTGGTTTAGCCAAAATATTGATATACATATTGTGACAGCAAGGCGCTGTAGTGCTGCAATGAAGACGACTCATGAATGGCTGGACACATGGAGAGTTGGAGCATCCAGTGTTTCTTTTACAAACATACATGAGAAGCACGGCGTGATTGAAAAATTGAATCCGGCTTTTGTTGTTGAAGATAATCCGAACGAAGTAAGAATTCTTTTGAATGAAGGTGTAAATGCTTACCTGAGAAAGCAGTGGTACAATGAGCCGCACTGGAACGAATTTCCAACAATAGAAACACTTTACGATTTAGATTGGAACTAAATGATTGACTTTGTGCATTTGCACTGTCACAGCGAATATTCATTGCTAGATGGTATGTCTACGCCAAATGAAATTGCACAGATTACAAGTACAAACGGTCAATTTGCTTCGGCAATTACAGACCACGGCACGATGGGTGGAGTTCTTAAATTTCAGGATGCGTGTCGTAAGAATAATGTAAAACCCCTTTTTGGCATTGAAGCTTATTTTGTCCCCTCAATTGGTCAAGACGAACAAACAAAGTACGAGCGTTTTCATCTCATCCTTCTTGCAAAGAATAATGAGGGCTTAAACAAACTTTTCAAAATGTCTCAATTGGGTTGGACCAAAAACTTTTATTATAAACCACGCATTGATTTTGCTCTTCTAGAGCAGATGGTCAGGGGCGATATTGTTGCCCTTTCTGGTTGTATGGCCAGTGCAATTTCAAAGGCAATTGAGGCTGGTAATTATGCCAGGGCTGAAGAATTGTCCGAGAGATTTATCAAAATCTTTGGAGATGACTTTTATTACGAAATCCAAGCATGGAACTCAAAAAACCTCAATGACAATCTAATCAAACTGGCCAACACCTATAACAAAAAGGTTGTTGCTACGGCTGACTGCCATTTTCCAACGCACAGCCACCGTGGAGCCGAAGAGGTTCTTCTAATGGTGTCTCAGTACCCTTCATTAAGTGCTGCAGATATTAGAATTGCCCAAGCCAATATTACCTCAGTAAGCGACCACAAGCATGACCTTGTGGACAAGATAAATGCAATGTATCCTCAGAGGTTTTTAAGATTTGATGAGATTAATCCTTATATTGCAGATGCCCAAACGGTTCATTCTTGGTTTAGGGAGGTTGGCTATGATAATGTGCTATACCTTGAAAATACAATGGAGATTGCTGAGAAGTGTTCAGCCGAGGTTGTCACAAAACGCAATCTTCTTCCCAAATATTCCAAGGTTCTTGAATCAAACAATTATCTGCGTGAAATTGCAGAGTTTGCAATCAAGAACAGGAGTCTTGGTGAACAATACAAGGTTCGGCTTGAAGAAGAATTGTCAATTATCAACAATCTTGGGTTCTCTGATTATTTCTTGATTGTTTGGGATCTTGTTAAATGGGCAGACAATAACGGTATTGGTCGCGGCCCTGGTCGTGGTTCTGTCGGTGGTTCTGTTTTGGCATTCCTTTTGGATATTACTCTTGTAGACCCCATTAAGTATGGGCTTCTGTTCTCTAGATTCATCAATCCGGAAAGAAACGACTACCCAGATATTGACCTTGATTTTGAGGACAAGCGCCGTGGTGAGGTCCGTAATTATTTAAGAGAGCGTTGGGGTGCAGATAATGTTGCAGCTATCACGACATATGGAGAGTTCAAACCAAAGTCAGCAGTTAAGGATGTTGCTAGAGTCTTTCAGGTTCCGTATCAAGAAATCAATGCTATTACCCCATACTTTGAAACCATTGATGAACTGGTTGCAACAGAGAAGGGTAAAATCTTCTGTCGGAAATATCCAGATATTCCGACAACTGCAAGGATGCTTGAAGGTCGGATTAGAAATGCTGGAGTCCACGCTGCTGGCATGGTGGTTTCCTCGTTACCGTTAAGTGAAGTTTGCCCTGTTGAAACCCGTAAAGATTCGGCAACCGGTGAAAGATCGGTTGTTACGGCTTTTGATATGGAAGATGCCGAGGCTGTCGGTCTAATTAAAATTGATATTCTTGGTCTCAAGACTGTTTCTGTGATTAAAGATTGCATAAACAAGATTAAGGAAACAAGGGGAATTGATACACGAAAGGCATCGCTAACCCTAGACGACCCTTTAATTTTTGAGAATTTTAATTCTGGTAATACTGTAGGTGTATTCCAAGCAGATGCCGCTGCTTATAGAAATTTAATTGAAAGAATGGGCATTGACAATTTCAATGACCTAGTTGTTTCCAACGCCCTTGTTAGGCCAGGCGCTCTTCTTTCGCAGGGGCAGAAATACATTGACTGCAAGAAGGGCAACGCTAAACCTTCATACCCTCATGAGGTTGTGAAAGAAGTCCTTGCAGAAACTTATGGAACAGTTATTTTCCAAGAGCAACTGATGCAGATGGCGGTGCTTATTGCTGGTTTTACATGGGCCGAAGCAGACAAGTTGAGGAAGATCATTGGTAAGAAAAGGGATGTTGCCGGTTTTGATGAGTTTAAGGAGAAGTTTATTAACAATCCTTATATTACAAAGACTGCAGCAAAGAAAATTTGGTCTGAGTTTGAACTGGCAGCCTTGTACATGTTTAATAAATCTCATGCGGTTTCTTATTCAATGCTTTCATACCAAACGATGTGGTTAAAAATACATTACCCTGTTGAGTTTGTTTGGGCTTTGCTGTATAACGAAACTGCGACTGACAAGATTACTGCATACTTGATGGAAGCGCAGAGAATGGGTATCACGATATTACCTCCAGATATTAATATCTCAGGTGAGTTGTTCACAATTGATCGTGACGCAATTCGTTTTGGTCTTTCAAATGTTGCTTCTTGTGGTAAAGCTGCTATTGAAGAAATTTTTGCAAAGAGACCTTTTAATTCTTATGAAGAGTTCACAAATAAATGTCGCAAGACAGCTGTTAAGAGCACACTGAGAGAAAACTTTGACAAGGTTGGTGCGTTTTCTGAAATCGGTCATGCTTCTCAGTATGACCATGAAAAGTATTACTTGCCCATCTTGGGTTTCTCTCTCAAGCAAACTGGAGGGGCAAACGAAATTGACACTCTTGTGGGAGAGATTGTTGATTTCCATGAAACAAATTCTCCTCTCACTCTTGTAAAAGCGGTGGTCCGGTCTACAAAAAAGACACCTCAGTATTTGCGGATTGAATTTGAAGATCATTCAGGCTCAACAACAGTTTTTGCAGAAAGAAATACTGAACTTGCAACAAGAGATTTTGTTTATGCATTAATAGGTGACAGGACACTGCATGCTTTTTGTGATGCATATGAATACCACGGCACTCCTTTATACAACCTAATGATGAAAATATCAAAAGGCAAGCAACATGAACAAGAGTGGTTGTATAACACTGGTTTGGGTTTGGTAAATGATGAAAAGACATTGATGTATGTATTCCATCAGAGGACATTTACCACATCAAAAGGCACAGACATGTCCAACCTTTACTGCTGGGACGGAGACTCAATCTTCAAGGTTGTTATTTTCCCTGTAATTTTTAAAAAACTTAGACATGTTGTCTCGGTTGGAAATTGGTATGCTGTTAGACTCAATAAAATTGAGGACCAAAAAACATTAACTCGCTTAGATTCATACAAAATTGAAAACGAGAATGGTATAATTTCTATTGACAATTACATAGAAAGAAAATCTCTTAAAAAGGAAGATTATGTCAAGGTTTGAGGAGATAATCAAAACATCTAAATGGTCAGAATCACACGGTTCTGTTGGTAATCATTTAGGCATGGGATCTTTTTATTACACATTACCCTACTCGTTAAGAGCCAGTAGTGTTGTGTGCTTGGGTTCGGGGGCTGGCTTTGTTCCAAAGTTAATGGTAGAGGCGCAAAGAACATTAATTGAAGAAGGTCTTCTCGGCCAGTTTAATATTAATTTAATTGATGCAAATATTGGTCCCTGGGGGTTGCCCGTGTACACAGAGACAGGCATAGAGGGCTATCCAGAAATAAATCTGATTGTCAATACAACAGATGAGTGTTACGGTTTATTCCCTTCAATTGATTATTTACATGTTGATGCAGACCATTCATACGAACAGGTATATAAAGATTTAAATAATTATGGTGGAAATATGAACAAACATAAGGTTTGGGCTATAACTGTTCATGATACAAACAATAGCTCTGATGGGGATCATCCGACCATTGGCTCTTACTACGCCGCTGTTGATTGGGCAAAAGAAAACGGTCATGATATGGTGAATTTTGCGGTTGGGTGTGGAACTGCTTTAATAATGCCGAGAGTTGGCAAGTAGTGGACAGATGGGAATATTTAATATCAAAAGAGTATCTTTTGAGACATCACATTGCAGAATATTTTTTATCTGATGTAAGTTTTATTATTGATGTTGGTGCTTATAAAAGAACAATTGGGGGCGCGTACCCATATAATGTAATACCAATTGATCCTTTAAAAACAATGGTTGATTCCTATCATGGAACAGTTTCAGCATGGGTTAACGAACATGGTGATTTGTTGGATGATAATTTTGGTGTCATGGCGCTCGGTCTGGAAATTGAAGGCGAGAAAGATGAATGGGATTCATTTTTTAAGATTGTTGAGGAATCAAAAATTACCATAATTGAACACTCAATAGAACATCAACCGAGTGTTGATCAATTTGAATTAATAATGAAAAATACAAAAAAGACTCTTGTTGCATCAATAGATATGAAGTTTTGTCATGTTGATACCCCCGGGTTCATTCCTCATTCAACAAGAAGACTTGTTGTTTTACAATGAAAATATCTCTGCATACAGACCAGCATATTAAAGATGCAAATGGCGCTTCGGGTTACTCATACAGTTATTATAAATTTTTGGAACATTTTCCAAAATTTTCATATAGAAACAAAAAAATGCAAGTTTTGGAAAATTCACCAGATGCAAATACTCAATTATTCTATATGGAACCAGAGTGGTATAACTTGCATAACATGCAAAATTTGCGCTCTCCAGATTTTAAAAAATTTTACGATCATCAATACAAAATACAAGGGGTGCATTTAGAAGCAACTAAAGTTTGGGATCATTGGATTGATGCTATGAATTCTGTTAATGAAATTTGGGTTGGCAACTTTTTTGCTCAACAATCTGTATTAAATTCTAATATTAAAACTCCAACATATGTTTTTGAGATGGGTATTGATGATGTGTGGAAACCTAAAAAAAGAGGCAACAATCGTCAAATAAAATTCCTGCATATTGATTCTGGAAGCCCCCGTAAGCGTGCTGATCTGGCTCAGGAGGCTTTTTTAAAGGCTTTTCGTCATAGAGCGGATGTTTCTTTGACATTGAAATATCACGGTCATGAAGAAGCAAAGGGCTTTGGTCACTCATCATTCTTGGTGTCGCCACACGAAGGTATTAAATATATTTATGAAACGTATACCAAAGAAAAAATGGTGCAACTTTACTATGATCATGATGTTTTGGTATACCCAAGTGAAGGTGAAGGATTTGGTTTTATACCGCTTCAAGCTCTTGCGACAGGGATGCCTGTGATATCAACAGGTGTATGGTGTTCTTATGAAAATTATTTGGGGTCAAATGTTGTTGAATCAACAATTGGGCCGACACAACACACAGGATACACCCAGGGAGAAGTTGTTCTGCCAAATGTTGATTCATTAGTGTATCTTATGCGAAAAGTTGTAGACAACTTTGATACCGAAATAAAATACTATTTTGGTCAGGCACCGGCTGTTTACGCCAACTATAATTGGAAAACTCGCTGTGATGAGTTCTTGAAATCAGTTGTAAAAAGACTCGGAACAGATTTTTTTAGATAGGAATAAAAAATGTTAATAGTTGATAAGCGCAAGGGTGACACCATGCCAGTTCATGAGGTTATTCCTACGCCCAGCGTTGGATTAAATAGAGCATTGGGTGGAGGTTTGAACACAGGTGCAACACATTTATTTTGGGGTACGCCATCAGTGGGCAAGTCCACGATGGCCTTTAGGATTTTATCCGAGGCACAAGCAAGAGGATTCCGACCAGTTATTGTTGATTCTGAATATTCTTTTAACGAAGGGTATGCTGCCAAGTGTGGTATTGATATTGATGACATTGTTGTCATTCAATCAACAGTTGCAGAAGATATTCTTAAGAATGTCTATCCGTATTTGACTCATGAAGAAGAAAAACATATTTTTTTATTTGACTCTCTCTCAAATATTATTAAGGAAGAGTTTTACGACAAGCCTGAAGGTGGCAAAGCAATGGGTCTGCAGTCTAGATCTCAAGGTTTCCTGCTTCAAAAATTAGTCAACTATCTACATAAAGAAAGAAATATGATGATGTTTATTGCTCATCAAACTATTGATCTTTCTGGTATGTATGCAGTTACAAAAGCAAAAATGGGCAACACTGTTCATCACAACATGCACAATATTGTTAAACTGTTTTTGTCAATGTCTTCTAAGGAAATGGAAAGGGATGACACAAACATGATTACTTCACAGCGAGTCACTTGGACAATTGAAAAGACAAAGCAAATTCCAAGCATCGGGACAAGTGGTCATTACTATGTCCTTCCCCAAGAAGGTATCTTGGACAAGTATCGTGAACTCCTTGATATTGCTGTTGAGATGAACATTATTGAAAGGAGGGGAGCTTGGTTCTTTTATAAAGAAGAAAAGTGGAACGGAATTAGTAAGATTGAACTAGATGAAAAGCAGATAGCCGATATATCTGCTAGGATTATATCTAATGAACAAGATTAAAACTTTTATTTGTGATCCTGTTGGTTTTGCTTTGGGATTGTGTATTGTTTTCTTTATGGCTGCTGTGCAAAGGATGGAAGACAAACATGACAAATCAAGACCTTGGGAGTAATTTTAAAATCAATCCAAATGCCCGTGTGCATGCCGTGGTGACGACTATGCTGTGCCTTCCAAACCAGTAGAATAGTAATATGAAAATTGAAGACGACATAACAATTCATTACTCAATCGGTAAATACGGTCAGGATTTTTACGAAACTCCTTGCGGTTTAACTGGTGGAAAGTATTATGTAACAAAAAATAAAGAAAAATTTACATGTCGTTTATGTAAGGAGGCTTTAGATGAAAAGAAATGAAAAACAAGAAGCGAAAAGAGATGGTGCAAAACCAGTTAAAAACTCTGGCAGGGGTTTTAAAAAAGGGGATGCTGAATTTCATGAATTCCTCGTTGACTATAAACATAATGGCGCGTCATTCACTTTATCCAGAACAGCCTGGATTAAAATGCGTCGAGATGCTTGGAAGCAAAATCATAAACATCCTTGTATCTCGGTTGTATTTGGAGAAGATTCAGATGTAAAAGTTGCAATAGTTGAATGGCATGTCTTTAAAGAATTAATACGAGACAGTGATTATGAATGAAGGTAGAAAAAAATTAGTGCAGCGGTACGGTCCTGAAATAGTAATTAAATGCTGTCGTGAGTGGAAAACTCACTGGGGCAATGGTAGTTGGGGTAGATGTGGAATATGCCATGAAACACCAAAAATTATTATAGGGAAAAAATGGGATGAATAAGAGTAAAGTACATTTTACTGCTGCAAGAGATAACTGGAAAACACCAAAGGCATTTTATGAGAAACTTAATGAAGAATTTAATTTTGATTTTGATCCTTGTCCTCCTAATCCTCAGTTTGATGGTTTGGAAGTTGAATGGGGTAACTGTAATTTCGTTAACCCTCCTTATGGCAATGTTATTGCCAAGTGGTTAGAAAAAGCTGTTGAGGAACAGGCAAAAGGGAAGACTTCAGTTTTTCTTATTCCTAGTCGTACCGATACTCGGTGGTGGCATAACTTTGTCATGAATTCTGATGAAATTCGTTTTATCAAGGGTAGACTAAAGTTTGACGACCAGAAGAACCCCGCACCATTCCCTTCTGCTCTAATTATATTTAAAGGAAAATAAAATGAAACAATTAACTTATGGAAGTTTATTTGCCGGTGTCGGTGGATTTGACTTAGGTTTTGATGCAGCAGGTTGGGATTGTAAATTCCAAGTTGAATGGGATAAAAATTGTCAAGAAATTTTAAAAAGACATTGGCCTGGTGTAATCAAATACGAAGATGTGAGAACTGTAAGCGCAAAGATGCTTCCTGCTGTTGATCTAATTTCTTTTGGGTCGCCGTGCCAGGATTTATCGGTTGCTGGTAAAAGATCAGGTCTAGGAGGAGAAAGATCTGGTTTATTTTTTGAAGGTGTAAGAATAATAAAGGAGATGCGAGATGCAACAAACGGAGAATATCCAAAATGGGCAATCTGGGAAAATGTCGCTGGTGCCCTCACAAGCAATAAAGGAGAAGATTTCGGTGAAGTCATCAACCAAATGGCAAACATCGGGGCATTGGCAATTGAATGGCATGTGTTGGATGCACAGTGGTTCGGAGTCGCCCAGAGAAGAAGAAGGGTTTTTCTCGTCGCTTGTTGGGATCCTACAGCCATTGAGCGAAGTGGAGGTCAAATATTATCTGTCCCCAAAGACAGCGATGGGGATATTAAAAAGGGCAGAAAGAAAAGGAAACAGGCTGCCCGAGCCCTTGAGGCAGGCATTAGTGAACCTATCTGGTGTAGAAAAACAGGATATAGTAAATACGGTCAAGGAGGGGTGAGCACATCTTTCTACAATCATGAACGACCTGATATGAATTCCGTTCCTGAACCGTATGTCAAGGTGGTTAGGTCGGGCGCTAGAGATGATGAAGGTAACCTGCCAGCCGAAGTGTGGCGTAGCGAGGAAACCAGTCCTACTTTAAATTCTTTTGATAATAGTGGTGAGAGCAGGGCTACTGTTTTAATTGTTGACGGTACTAGAGTCAACGATGTGCGCATATATGAAGATGAAATCTTCCCAACCTTGAAACATAGGATGGGCACAGGCGGAGGGCAAGTACCCTTGGTTGGTGAACAAATTGCTATTCCAATACAGGGCACGTTGATTGGTCGCTCAGACACGGCAGGGCCAGCTGGAAAAGGATTTGGTGATGTTGGTGATCCTAGTTATACTATTGATACAACATCTCAACATGCTGTATGCACACCAGAGCTTGTCTTAAGAAGATTAACACCTTTAGAATGTGAAAGATTAATGGGCTTTCCTGATAACCACACTCAACTTGATTCTAATGGTAAAAAAATTGCCGATACCAATCGGTATAAAATGTGTGGCAATGCAATAGCCTCACCAGTTGCCGAATGGATTGGCAACGAACTTCATAAATTAATTAGGAGTTAAAATGAAAATTTATTTTGCTGGACCTGATGTGTTAAGAAAATACGATCAGGGCTGGTTTGATTTCATAGCATCTATTTGTGAAAACTATAATGTTGAACCAATTTTACCCATAGACAACGGATACCAGGGCGAAAAAGTTGTAAAACACGAAGAGATATATGAAATCAATCTTGCAAAAATTAATATGGCAGATTGCATTGTGGCAAACTTACAACCTTTCCGTGGACCTTCTGCCGACCCTGGTGTTTGTGTTGAGGTTGGGTACGCTAGAGCCTTAAATAAAAAAGTGTACGGGCATTACAACGGTTATTTACCAGGTGAATATATTGACCGAGTGAACGAGTATCTACAGAAGGTTTACCATGATAGACCAGAATGGCTTAGATCTGAACTGTATCCCAAAATTGAAGATTTCAACATAATGGATAATCTCATGATAATAAACAGTTGCACAGAAATTTTACCCGATATACTGGGTGCAATCTCCCGAGCGTCTGGCTGGGCTGACAAAACTGAAAGAGACAAATTGCTGTGACGGACATTGTTGTCGATGTAGAATTAATTGGAAAACTTATGGGAGATAGAGCTCGTGAGTTTTTAGAGTGTATGAGGGTAGTGCAAGATATTGTTGATAATCCTAGTGATTATCATGGTGTCCAAGCAATTAAATATGCCAATGTTTTGGCTGCCTATAGAACTCAAATGATTATTAAGTCGCAGGCTTTTAAAAGAAAGTCTACTATGATGAGTGAACAAGACAAACTTGTAAATGACATTTGGAAAACAATGTATGAAGCTTTATCTGAAAATATAAATGTACTAAAAATTGCCGCAAAAGGAGCGAATAATTGAAATCTTTAAAAGTATTAAAGGCACCCAAAGAGGTAAAGGCTCCAAGGACTGATGCTGAAATAACCGAAGAGTTGTTATTAAAGATAGACAGCAGTTTAAATGAGAGGAACAAACCTGAATTTAAAAAAGTAGGTGGCTTCCACCCCAGTTATACCAACCAGTGCGCTAGATATTGGTATTATTTATTTGAGGGCGTTGTTTTGGAGACATCCTTCAGCGCACAAACGCATAGGATATTTGACAATGGGCATGCTGTGCATGATCGTCTTTATAAATATTTTAATAATATTGGGATCTTAGTTGCAGAGGAGATTCCTGTAAGTTATTCTAATCCTTCGATTGAAGGCACTGCCGATGGTATAATTGACTGGTACGGTCATAAATTAATTGAGCTAAAGTCAATAAGTTCAGAAGGCTTCCACTACAGACAACTCTACAACAAGCCAAAAGATGAACACTACAGGCAAGCTCAAATATATATGAAATGTTTGAATTTAAATAGTGGATATGTAATTTACGAAAATAAAAATAACCAAGAGATCTTGCCAATATTTATAGAAAAAGATGATGACTTTATTGACAAGTTATTTAAAAAATACAACAAGATCTACCAAGATTTTGTTGATGGTAATAAGCCAAAGCACCCTTACAAGAGAACCTCGGCAAATTGTCAAAACTGCGATTTAGCCAAGATGTGCTGGTCAGAGGATGCGCCGGGGGTTGAAGACCCCTTTTAACCGGAGGACGATGTTCGGAGAAGAAGAGCGGGTATGCACAAACCAAGATTGTTTAAAAATTTTTATTGCTAAAGTATACAATGCAACTTATTGTTCCAGTGAGTGTAGAAAAATTGTAACTAATCAAAAAACTTTAGCAAAATATCACGAAAATAAAAAAAATAAAAACAACAAAAGAATTTGTAAAACAAAAACTTGTACAACTGTATTGTCAAAATATAATAAAGAAAATCTTTGTGAACAATGCAAAATAGAAAGATTTATACAACGACTTGTTTCTTGGGGTTGGGACGAAGAAAAGCTCAGAAAAGAGTTATAATATTTGTGTGAGTTTAAAAAATATAGTTGGCAAACATGAGTGGTCAAGGGTTATTGCCCTTGACCCAGCTTCTCATTCTCTTGCTTGGGCTATAGTTGACAGAGAAAAAAACTTTATCGCAAATGGAAAAATTGATCTAGTAAAAGATAAAGATCAGTCAGATAAATTTAGAAAAATTAAAAAAGAACTCCTGTTGGTTGTTGAAGAATACAAGCCAGATTGTGCTGTTATAGAACAGTCTGTCTATATTCAAAATTTTCAGACCAGCAGGATTCTTTCATATATCATTGGGTTTGTTTGGGGGGTGCTGTCAGACAAATGTTCCACGATAGAGGATGTAAGCCCTCTTGTTTGGAAGCCAGCCATCGGCTATAAAAATTTGTCAAAGCAAGACTCTGCAAATTTAGCAAAGAATGGTCAAAAAGGATCTCTGCAGGTTAAAATGAAAAATGAAAGAAAGCAAAGAGTTCGTGAAATTGTCGGTGTAAGTTTTGGTTTACAAACTCCAAATTTAGAAGACGATGACATTGTTGATGCAATGGGAATTTCCCTTTGGTATTGGAAAGTCAAATAATGGCAAACGAACCCTACAAAGATCAAACTTGGCTTTACGAACATTATGTCAAAAAAAGAATGAACTTGACGGATATTTGCAAAATTTTAAAGCAAAGTTATGGTATAACTATAACTCCCCAGGCCTTATATAACTGGGTAAAAAAATATGATTTGCTTAAATTTAGAGGCAAAGGAAGAAACCTGGCCGCCACTTCTTTAAGAAAACCAAAATCAGCAATGCAGTTAGAGGTTGAAAGAAGAAGAAGACAAAGAGCAAAAGAGAATAGAAAAAGAAGAAAGGGATTAGGAAAATGAAAAGAAGTGTAACAGCAAGAGATATTACAACTTTTGCAAAATTAGATATGGTGTATAACCAAATTAGAGTAATTGAGGCAAAGCAGAACACAACCGAATACAAGTGCTTAGGCTCTGGTAAGTGCTGTCACATTGGTCTTGTTATTCCAATGACTGAGTGTGCCAATATAGCTTATAATTTAAATCAAAATTATTATTTGGTATTAGAGGATAAGGGACAAGAAGCTGCTGATGAATGGTTTGATGGTATTAAAAATGCCCTGATTGATGCCATGTATGATGAAAGTTGGCAACCAGGTGGTGAATCCAAAAGGCTTTGTGCTTTCTACAAAAACGGATGCACTATTTATAAATACCGCCCGATGGTGTGTAGAACTTTTGGAACCATTACAACTGTAGACAGTTACTGCCCCAGAATTAGAAATGCCAATGGAGAGATTGATCATTTTACTGGTGAGCCGGTAAAGCGAATTATTAAAATGTACCAAGACCTTTTGGCTGAATATGCAAAAGAAAAACATGAAAATTACGACATGACAGTGTATATGCCTTTGGGTGTTTTAAGTTTCTTACTTGAAGCAGAGGAACTAGAAAAATTAGCAAAAGATACAGACCCAAAGTTTTGGGTAGGAACATCTGGCTGGTACAACTACAGGGTGCAATATACAAAACTACACGGTTATTCGCTTGTAGAATTAAAGAAAGCCGCTAACAATTCTGGTAGAGAACTTGCATTTGACCCAGAAGAATAATATGACAAAAATTGTTTGGAATGGAACAAGTTTAGCTCAAGAAAGAAATGAAGGATATAAGAACGCCGAAGATAATATTTTCAACCATCTTGCTTCTTTTGAGTTTGAAATAGAAAAAACATGTTTAATACCAAGTGATGTCCAAATTTTAACTACATCTGGTATTGGTATTCAATATCAATCACAAGGTATAAATGTTGATTGTGATATTTTAATTAATAATCGTCTTCCAAATGATTATTCTTATTGCAATGGGTACAATATCGGATTTTCGTATTGGGAAACAAATGCTTTGCCTAAAGAATGGGTTGAGCACATGAACAAAATGGATGAGATTTGGACGACTTCGCGGTGGGCAAAGAATGTGTTTATTGATTCGGGCGTAGAAGTGCCTGTATTCAATTTTAAACTGGGGGTAGATAAAAACCTGTACAGCCCAAGTTTGAAAAAGTATCCACACCGACCTTTTACATTTTTAAGCATAGGTTCTCCTTCAATAAGAAAAAACAGTCAGATTGCTGTCAATGCTTTTTTAAAATTGTTTGGCGAGAGAGACGATGTTCATCTTCTTTATAAAAGCGTTGATTCTCCAGATGCAAGAATTTTTAAAAATGGAGAAATGAAGAGTGTATACAATCAGCCTAACATAACAGTTGTTGATGTAGATTTGCCAGCAAACGAATTAAGTTTAATTTACGATCAAGTTGACTGCTTAATATATCCAACAAGCGGGGAGGGTTGGGGTTTATTGCCTTATCAATCTTTGGCAAAAGCAATTCCAACAATATGCACTAACGCTACGGCATGTACGGAGTATGCAGAGCTGTCAGTTGCTTTGGATTATAAAATGGGAACAACCAACATGAATGGTATATATGAAGGGCATGGGCAATGGGCAGAGCCAAATTTCCAAGATTTATGTGATAAAATGTTATATGTAATTTCTTCTTATGAAGAAGTTTCTGCCAAGACATACCAAAATGTTGTAAAAGTATATGATGAAATGATTTGGGAGTCTGCAGTGAAAGATTACGGTAATAGAATATGCCAGATATTGAAAGAGCAAAAAGTCAAACTTTAATTGAAAAATTAAAAGATGTTGAAGATGTAGGCCAACTTCATGTAAAAGGTTATTCTATACATGAAATATCATCTTTAATGTCATTAAAACCCGGCGAAGTCAAAGACTACATAGAAGAGTATAAAAAAATACTTTCTAAACAGGTGGACGAAGACCCTTACTTTCTTGAAAGAGTTCAGTTTAATACAATCAAAGCTTTACAAGAGTTTGACCAGTTAAGCAAAGAAGCATGGGAAACAATCAATATTGCTACAGATCATGGCATGGTGCCAGCGAGAATTCAGGCAATCAAATTAGCGGGTGAGTTAGCTACCAAAAAAGCACAGTTGCATAAACTATTGGGCATGAACACTTCTGATAGTGATTATATTTCAAGAATGCAGAAGGCAGAAAGTGTGAACCAAATCTTATCAAGAGTTCTCAGAGATGTTATTTCAAAATATCCAGAGATTGCAGACGCTGTTAGGAAGGAACTTGCAATAGCATTTGAGATTATGGACAAAGAAGATGTTATTGATACAGAAGAAATTGAAGAGGCTGAAATTGAAAAATAATTTATACCAAGAGACTGTAATTTTAGACATTACGCTTATACAAAGAGACCCTTCAAACTGCCCCAACCCAGGTGTTTATGTCTGACTTTATTGGTGTCAATCTTAATTATGAAGATTTTGATAAATTGTTGAATCAAGATGAACTGGTTGAAGAACCAGTTTCTATTGACGTTTTTGTTACTGATAAAAAATATCTTGGTCTCCCTAATTTGTCGCCAATTCAATCAGAAATTGTCCGTCATAGTACGCAAATTTTTAAAGAAAAAACATTACAAAAGATAATGGGTACAAAAGCTGGTAGTGATTATTATAAGAAATATACAGATAATGAAGTGATTTGCATGTTGGGTAAGGGTAGCGGAAAAGACCACTGCTCAAGGATCTCAATTGCATATACTTCTTATTTATTACATTGCTTAAAGGACCCGCTTGGTTATTACGGTAAAGCCAACGGTGTGTATATAGATTTGCTCAACCTGGCCGTTAATGCGCAACAAGCTCAGCGTGTTTTCTTTGAACCTCTCAAAAACCTTTTGTTGAGTTCTCCGTTTTTTAATCAAGTTGGTTTTGAACCCAGAGTCTCTGAGATTTTTTTCTTTAGCAGACCTGTAAGATGTTTCTCTGGTCACTCTGAAAGTGAAGGTTGGGAAGGTTATGAAGTTTTAACCGTTGTGTTGGATGAAATATCAGCTTTTAAGACGGACGCAGAAGTTAAAGGTGAAATCCGAGCAAAAGGCTCAGCCTCAGCGATTTATAACATGAGTAAGTTATCCGTTATGTCTCGTTTCCCCGAAGTCGGCAAAGTTATTCTACTTTCGTTCCCAAGATATAAAGGAGACTTTATTCAGCAAAGGTACTTCGGCTCAATTGAGAAAGGAGAACCTAAAACTTGGTCAATTAAAGCTGCAACTTGGGAAGTTAACCCTACTATCCAAAGAGAGCAACTTGAGTCCGAATACATCAGAAATCCAATTGAGGCAAAGGCTCGCTTTGAGTGTGAGCCACCTAACATGGAAGATGCTTACTTTAGAGATGCAGATCTTGTAAGAAAAGCTTTTATGCACAGCGATAACCCTGTTGATGAAGACGGAGTTTATAAGCCCTGGTTCAACAATAAAGATGGACACAGGAGATTTATCCATGTTGACCTTGGATTAAAACGAGACAGATCGGCTTTATGTATGACTCACTGTTCTGGCTTTAAAGAAGTCAAAACTTCAATGGGGATTGAAAAGTTGCCGATCATTAATGTTGATTTTGTTCATGCTTGGGAAGCAAGCCCCGGTGCCGAAATTAACTTTGCTTCTGTGCGACAAATGATTATAGATTTGTGTAGAAAATTTGATGTTGCTAAGGTGACTTTTGACCGTTGGCAATCAATTGAAATGATCCAAAGCTTAAGGGCTCAAGGCATTAATGCAGATTTCCATAGCGTTAAGAAGACAGACTATGACACCTTGATGACTTCAATTTATGACACAAGACTGAGGGGGTATTGGAATGAACTTCTTGTTGAGGAAGAATTGTTGAAATTAAGACTTTTTTCCAATAATAAAATTGACCATCCCAATTCTGGAAGTAAGGATTTGGCTGATGCTTTGGCCGGTTCTGTTTTTAATTCTATTGACAACATGGCCGTAGAGTTAGAACTTGAAGTTGAAATATATGGTGTTGAAGATCCAAGAGCGGTTGAGGATTTAGAAGACATGGAAGATTATGGAACTGTGACAGTTTATAACTCTGATATTAAAACCTTTGTTGATGGGTATAGCAAGCATGAATTAAATAGTGAAGAAAATAAAAAATGGTTAGAGATTATCTAACGGTCTTTTCCGAAACCAACCGGCACCAGTCTTTTGGGCAAACAAAGAATTTTATAATTCATTGAGAAACAACCGACAATTCAGTTGGGTGACTGCTACGATGACGTTCAACAGAGAGCAAGGTGCTCTCGCAAAAATAAGGAAATGACAATGAACATCAGTATCCAGAATGTTGATAGTTTTCCCCAGATCACTCGGTCGGGTAGAACATCGGCAGAACTTCAGTCAATCATTGATTCTTTGATTGATTCCAGCAAGACGGGAGCGGTTAAGATGATCGCAAATGTTGAGCCTGGTAAGAAGTTTAATTCTTTACAGCAGAGAATTCGTGCTCAAGCCAAGAAACTTGACATGAAAGTTACGATTCACTTTGATCGGAACGAAAACAAACTGTTCTACCGCTGCCCAACTGTTGCTGAAAATAACTCAGAGAATGCAAAGAGCAGTGTTACGGCTAAGGATGTTAAGTCTGTCAAGACTTCTTCCAGGAATAATGCCTAATTAATTTGTAAACAAAATTAAAAAAAATGGGCTTGGGTAACTCCCAGGCCCATTTTTTTTTGTATAATTTTCTATATGACAATTTTCCAAGAAGAAACCATTGAGATTAACGCTGAGCAAATTGCTGAGTGGTATCCAATGTTAGCTTTACCATGTTATGACCAATTAATATCTGAGCCTACTGTTATGTCTTTAATTAGAACAGCCATGGCTTTTAAAGAAGTCGGCTTAAAATTTTCAGTTTGCACGCTTTCTGACTCTTTAATTTCTAGATCAAGAAACCAGATGGTTGCCAAGTTTATGGCCAATGAAGAGTTCACTCATATCATGTTTATTGACTGTGACCTTGCTTTTATTCCTGATGACATTATAAAACTTTTATGGCATGATAAAGATGTTGTTACCGGGTCTTATCCAATTAAAAATGTAAACTGGGAAGCTGTTGCTTTGGCTGCAAAAAATGGCGTGGAGCCAGATAAGTTATTAGAGCACGGTTTGAGATATGTTGTTAATGCTATTGCAGATCCTGTCAATAACCGTGTTGAGGTTGATAAGGGTGCTATTTCTGTTTATGATGCCGGTACTGGTTTTATGCTCATAAAAAGAGAAACTATTTTCAAACTTATAGAAGCATACCCCCATTTGAAATATGTTGATGATACAGGCGGTCTTACAAAAGAAGAAGGTGAATGGACATACGCTTTCTTTAATTCTTATGTTGATGATGTCAAGCACAGATTCTTATCAGAGGATTATGGATTCTGTAGATACTGGCAAGAAATTGGCGGTAAAGTTTGGACAGATCCATCTATTGAAATGACTCATTGGGGTCGTATGAGATATGAAGGCGTAATGGCTAACTGGCTAGAGCGCAATATCGTTAAGCCAGATTAGTTTGGAAATCGGGAAAAAAGCAAAACGCTGCGATACCCCAAGAAACGCATACTCAATTTTAGGATAATTTTAAATAAAATCACGGGGCGTTAATTATTTAATTGATGATTTATTCCCGGCTTGATCGCAGTCTTTGTGCAAGCTTCGCGGCAGGCTTTGCGGCAGCTTTGTGCGATCTCTTCTTTTTAGGCTTTCATAAAGAATTCGCTGTTTAGCGGCCGATTCCGTCAGCCAAAAAAAAATGTGTTCTATGTGTAGTGTATGAATTTTCTGTCTGATAGGCTGTCCCAATGGGTGACCCCATGAGTCAGCGAATAAGTCTAATGATAAGTTTAATGAAAGCGATAGGTGATTAGTATGTTCATACCTGACAACAAGTCAAAGGCAGAGCTTATTGATGATAAATTGATGGGCTTGGAGATTGAGGATGAAGATAACGATTATGGCGTGGTTTGCCGTATTGAGCAAGTTGATTCTAACTTTATCTGTTACACAACCAAAGGCTTTCAGTTTAATGCTGGTCTTCTTCTTAATCTTGTAGCTGCGGTAAATCGTATGACTAAAGCTCAAGATCAGCGTAATAGCAACAATGATCCAAACATTGAGATTTTGGATCCCGAAAACAATTTCTCAAATACTCAGGTTCGTGCTAGACCAAAAGCTCACAGTAAGTCAGCACAAATGACTGGCCGTATTGATACGATTGCCAGAATCAATAACGAATCAATTAATATTACAACAACTGTAACTAGCAATGATAGTTTCCCGGAAAGGATTCAGTAATGGAAATTAGAAAACTAAGTGCTGCGGAATACAATAAAGCTAAGACAAGATTAGTTTCGCGGCGTAATACAAAAAGAAAGATGACTCCATCTCTTTATGATGCGCCATCTGTTGAAAAAACCTATTGGGGTAATGATCCAGGTAGTGAAATCATTAAGGGTCAAGTTAGACCAGACATTAGATTTTCTCTGAACCTTGGCCATATGTATGATTTTCTATCTGACGATAGAGTTTCAAAATTGTCAAAGGCAGACCGTGATAATCTCCGTGAGTATGAGTTCCATTATATGACTATCTTATTCGCAACAGATGGAATCAAAGAATTTATGACTCCTGATACTGAGCATTTTATGGTCGTAGATTTTGACGAAACAGCAGCCAAATATACTTTTACTCTAATCTGATTAGAGCAAGACAAAACAAAACAATGAATAAGGTCAAGGCAATGCCTTGACCTTTTTTGTTAACTAAAAAAGTAAGGTAACTATATGGATATTATGATTAATTCAAAAAAAGCAAACCTCCGTTTTAATACGGAATTAGAAAAAAAGATTCACCGTATCATATCTACAATAAAATATGGTGAAGAAATTATCATTGATGTCGATACTGATATCAAAGAAATTTTAAAAGCAATTAAAAAATCTCTTTTTTATAATTGCATTAATGATGCAAAAGTAACAAAGTTAGACGACAAAACAAAAATTAAAGTTAAAATAGATTACTAATTATAAGGAAATAACAATGACAGCGAAGACAATAGAAGAAATTTACTACGAAATGGAAAAGCGTGGACAAATTGCTCCGGTTGGAGAATGTATTTATTGCGACCGAGAAAGGGCAAAAGGAAACATAG